CGAGCCCACACCTGAGCCTACAGACGAGCCCACACCTGAGCCTACAGACGAGCCCACACCTGAGCCTACAGACGAGCCCACACCTGAGCCTACAGACGAGCCCACACCTGAGCCTACAGACGATGTTGAAATTAAAGATGAGGTTCTGTCAGCTTTAGTTCCTGAAAAAGGAAGCGGAACTGAAGAAGATCTTTCTAATGTTATTGCAAATCTCACAAGCAAAGATAATAAACTAGTTGTATTGTCTCCAGAGCAGATATCTGCAGTTAGTCAAACCCTAAAGGCTTTAACCCAAGAGGCTAAAGCAGAGGTTGCAGAAAATCTAGGAATCAAAGCTTCAGATGTTGCTCAGGTTGCAGAAGCTATGAAAAGCAACCCAGAGCTTGCTCAGGCATTTGTTGAGTTTGAATCTAGAGCAGATTCTGCAGGAGATGCAAGCATGCCTTATACTTTAGCAGACGCAACAACAGAGGTTCAGACAGAAGCATTTTTGGCGGATCCAATAGGAGCACTTACAGATATTGATTTTGAAAAGATATTTAGCCCATCTGAATGGGGTAAAGACATGACAGATGACCAAAGAGAAAAAGCTCAGGAAGTTGTAATACCAGTTATTATCGCATCAAATATTATTGCAGCTGCAATGACTAGGAGGATATAATGAAAATAATCAAGGCAATATTTAAATATATATGGGAAGTAATTAAGGAGAGCATAGCTCAGATATTTACCCTTTTGGGCTTCTTTATTGCTTGGCTAACACTTACTGGATCAGCCCAGCAGGTAGTTGGAGTTGCCACTTTAATTGCTACAGCAATATGGCTTCTTACAATACCACTTAGAAAAGAGGACTAATGGTGTATAATTGTACTATGAGGAAAATAATTTCTATTGCTCTGGCTGGCCTATTAATGGTATCATTAACTGGATGTGATTCTTTAAACAGATATCGCTACCCATGCCAAGATCCTAAAAATTGGGAAATTGCAGAATGTAATCCTCCAGAATGTGAAGCTTCACAGACTTGTACAAAAGATGTAATAGAAATTACACCTACCACACCAGAACAGGAAATAACAAATGGCTAAACAAAAGCTAACGCCTGCAGATCTAGATGCTCGTTTAAAGTTTATTTTAGGAATAACACTTGGCAGTATTCTATTCATGACAGCGCTTGGAATTATTTACGGATTATTGTTCGTAACACAACCTATCGGAGCTCAGTCAGAAAATGACAAAATGTTCTTTAATGTTTTAGGTAGCATTGCAACATTTATTACAGGAACCCTTGCAGGAATTTTGATTGGTAACTCAGGTGCTAAAGACATCATGGCAGCACAGATAGCAAACAAAGAAGTAGATGCAAAAAACACACAAGCAGATAAAAAATTAGAAGCAGAAATTGATGCAACAGCAGCTCGTTTGGCAGCAAAGCCAGATGGCGCAATGCCAGAAGAGCAACCAGTTGATCTAGATTGGGATAAAGACTAATGGCAGAACAAGGTACAGCAGCTCGTCTAATAGAAGTTGCTACAGCAGAGATTGGAACTATTGAAGGTCCAAAAGATAACGAAACTAAGTACGGTGCTTTTATGAAAGCAAACTTCCAACCATGGTGTGGAAGTTTCGTAAACTGGTGCGGGTCAGAATCTGGCGTAAAGATTCCTAATACTGTTTACACGCCAGGAGGTGCAGCAGCATTTAAAAAAGCTGGTGCTTGGATTGATGTAGATGTTGCAGATCCAGAGCCAGGAGATATAGCGTATTTTGATTTCCCTTCAGATGGGGTCGATAGAATTTCTCACGTAGGTATTGTTGTTAAAGACAATGAGGATGGAACTGTTTGGTGTATAGAAGGAAACACATCTTCAAAGAAGTCTGGAAGCCAAAGAAATGGCGGAGAAGTTTGCAAACAACTTCGTGCTTATAAGAAAAATAAAGCTGGAGTTTTAATTTCAATTGTGGGGTTTGGAAGACCAAAGTTTGGTGCCTCAGCAGCCCCAGCAAAAGCAGCAGCCCCAGAAAAAAAAGCGGCAGCATCTAAATCAAAGAAGTGCCCTACCTGTGGCAAATGAATAAATACTCTATTAAGATAGAAATAACAGCAGTCATTGAAGCTTTTAACGAGGATGATGCTAGAGATTATGTTAATGAGATATTTGGTACTGATGAAGAAGTTCAATCAGTAAAAATTGTGAGTGTAAAAGAAAAGAGATAGTTTTGTCTTTAGTTATAGAAAGACCAGAAGAAAATATTGTATATTTTAAAGGCATTATAGAAAACTATCAGGAAATAATAGATGCTATAGAATCACTTTCTAATGATGCGGTTAGTGAATGGAGACCATGGAATGGCCACGGATCTTCAACAAGATACGGGGACATTAAAGATGTCCGTAGAGATAAAATAGTAGAAATAAATTCTGATAAAGACAGAGCCAAAGCTGCATTTGCCATAAACTGTTTAACAAACAAAATGTCTGAATGTGCTATTGAGTATGCCAATATTTTTAATATAGACAGAGAAGCCTTGTATTATGCAGTTTCACTTCTTACAGACCCAAGAACAATGATGGGTATAAATAAGTATGATGAGGGATCCTTCATGGGATCCCATGTTGATTTTAACGAAGACAATTATTATTTAGCATATACTATCGTTGTTTATTTAAATGATGACTATGAGGGCGGAGAGCTTTACTTTAATGATTTAGATATAAAGATAAAGCCACAGGCTGGAAGCATAATAATGTATCCATCTTCCGCCCCATATTCTCATCAATCCCTAAAAGTTTTAAAGGGAAGAAAAATGTTAATAACTCATCATTGGCAAATGATTTTGCCACCAAACGGTTGACTTTCACCACTTTGGTAATGTATAATTGTATAGATAAGGCAAATTAATTATGTTAAATTTAACAGAGCGTGGAGTAGATGTTTTAATAAAAAGATCTAATAATTTTTATTGGAACAATTACAATTTAATAGCGTGGGAAAAAAATAGTAGCGGATATTTTAATCTCAAGGGCGTTTATAGAAATAACTCCTGGGGAATCGCAAACGAGTTCCCAGTTAATTCAAAGGGTATATGGTCAATTCCGCTAAAACATGTCAGATATTTTAAATAAAATAAATTCAGACCAAGATTCTATAAGATGGTGGGACTTAGCAGCATGCAATGGAATGGACACCAACCTATTTTTTGATAAGTACGAGTCAGATGTTCAGATGGCCAACGCAATAGATCAATGCTGTCTCTCGTGCCCAGTCATAAAAATGTGCTATCAGTCTGGCACGGAGCAAGATGAATATGGTGTATGGGGTGGTGTATTCTTGTCCTCTGGCCTGGTAGATAAGATGAAGAATACTCATAAAACAAAAGAGATATGGAAGCAGTTGAGGTCTAAGCATGGTGTCTAATGTCTATGATGACAAACACTTTAAATATGGAATGAATCAATGGACTGGTGAACCAAACAAGCCAGTTTTTTACACAGAAGAAATGAAAAGAAAAGTTTGGGAAATAAAGAAACCACTATTTTTGCTAATGGATATAGTAAAGTATCCAGACTTTTTAGCATTAAGATTGTATGAAGATAACTTCATGCAGTTTGATGGTGAAGAAAAAGAAAAAGTTATTGATTATGTTACTAAGGTTAAAAAACTACTTGAGTCTTATGGTGTTCGAGTAGAACTTGAAGGGAAGCCAACAAATTGAACGAGAAAATATTTTGCTATTCATGTAATAAAACAAAGAATAAGCTTAACCTAAAGAAGTCATCGCTTCTTCCAATCAATCTATTCTTGTGTCAAACATGCATAGATGAAAAGCTTGAGCCAAGGTGGGTGGTTTTAATTGCTGGTAGACAAAATGGTCATGAGCATGTTAAAGATTTTATCCAGAAAAGAAAGTATATTGGTTCTGAAATAACAGCATCTGAGCTATTAATTTAGATTAATTATAAGGTATAATTACCTTATAATGGAAACAGTTTATGTAACGATTGTAGCATCAATATTAGCTGCAGCGCTTAGCGGGTTTGCTACTGCGTTGGTTAATGGATTTAGAGATGCCAAAAAAGAAAAAAATAGGCGGGAAGAGCGTGAAAAAGACCAACTAAAGCTGGATGTAAAAGACCTTAAAATAGAATTATATCAGCTTGAAAAAGAATTAAATGAGTGGAAAGATAAGTATTATAAAGCCATTCAGGACTTAATTGAAATGAAATCTGAGCTTGAAAGCGTATTATCTCAGTTAAATCATATAGAATATCATGAGATGATGGACACAGAATAATTAAAATAGTACAATAAAGGTATGACTTGTATTGTTGCTATTGCCCAAAATGGTGTTGTCTACATGGCTTCCGACCATGCCGCATCAGATGATAAAACTGGGTGGATCTTATCAAGAAAAGAACCTAAGTGTTTTAAAGTTGGTCAGTATGCTGTTGCATTTACAGATTCATTTCGTATGGGACAAATTCTTCAGTACATGTGGACCCCACCAAAATATACACCAACAAAAACAAATTCTGGATTAGATAAATTCATGAGAACAAAATTTGTTGATTCAGTAAAAGCCGCTTTTAAAGAACATGGATATGGAAGTATTGGATCCTCATCAGAAGAGGATACAGGAGGTATTTTTATAGTAGGTGTTGAAGGTAGAATCTTTACTATAGATGAAGACTTTCATGTTGGAGAAAACATAGTAAACTACATGGCAGAAGGAAGCGGCGGGATGATTGCCTTGGGAGCACTTCATGCAACAAAGAATCAAAAAAACCCTAGACTAAGACTTAAAGCCGCATTAGAAGCTGCAACTGAGTTTAATATGAGCGTATCTGCCCCCTATACATACATTCAGGTTTAGTGTATAATTACTTAATGGATATAAACGACTTAAGGCCAGACTACTCAAGATCAATGGACATACGAGGTGTGCCAACACATGTGTGCCCATGTGGTTGTGAAATATGGAACCTTAAAGTTATGTTTGATAGTTGTGAAATTGCAACTTATTTTTTAGACATGGAGTGTGCTAATTGTGGCACACTGGCAACTGCACCAACGCCACTTGATAGAGAAGAAGAAGAATGAGATCACAAAGAAGAATTGATTTGCTAGAGCTTGAGCTTTATAAGCTTAGAATTGAATTAGATATAATGCACGAGATCATGAGCAATGTAATTAACACTCAGATCCAAGCAACTGAAGCAAAAAACATAGACTCTGGTAAATGGTACCCAAGAAAAAGCCCTAACCCTAACTCGTAACCCATTGACAACTTCTGTCGTATTTAGTAGAATAGGCTTTATGAAAAAACTAATAACTATGGCACTTGCTGCCACACTAATCGCTATTACAACTATGCCAGCTCAGGCAAACCTAAAGACAAAGACATCTGTTCCAACTATTGCTATTTTGGATACAGCACTGGACACTTCAATTCCTTCAATCAAATCAAGAATTGTTGCAGAAGTTTGTATTCTAGATTGGCCTTCATGTCCAAACGGCAAAACTTTTATGGAAGGCAACGGAGCTTCCGTTCTTCCTGCAAATATTTTATCTAATTCTGATTTTAACCATGGAACTCAAATGGTTTCTGCAGCAATTGCAAGCAACCCAAACTTGAACATTGTTTTTGTAAGAATCGTCGGCAACACTAGAGCTGGAAAGCAACAGACATACGGACTTAATACACTTGTTAAAGCACTTACCTGGGTTAATAACAACAAGAATAAGTACAATATTGTAGCAGTTGCATCATCAAATGGTGCAAGTGCTCCAGTTATTAAAAAGAGTGCAGCATCTGCATACTGTTCACCAACTGCTTTAGATTCAGTTATCTCTAGTCTAAGTGCTTCTGGAATTCCAACATTTTTCCCTTCTGGAAACAGTGCTGGAAATCCTCAGATGCTTGGCAAAATTGAGTGGCCAGCATGCATTAGCGCCTCAATTGCAGTAGGCGGTGTTGAAACAATCAACCTAGATAAGCCACAGATTTCTTTGGTAAGTAACTACGATAAGAATCTAGTAGATCTATGGGGAGAAATCCATCAGCCGACTATATATCCTGGAAATGTTTCTGGTTACTCTTATGGAACATCAGTTGCAGTTCAAGTTATTGCTGCAAAATATGTTTACTTAAAGTCAGTAAAGCCGACTTTATCATCTACTCAACTTATTGAATTGATGAAGTCATCTTCTGATCCAGTACAAAATTCTGCAGGTCAGAGTGTCTATCTATTTAATCTATTAAAGGCAGTAAATGGATAAGAAGTTAACTGTACTTGAAGAAATTATTAAAGATATTGGTGAGGAGTTGTACCAGAAATGGTACAACGCCTTAGCAATTGAAGATAGAACAGAAGAAGCCTCTAAGGCAATGGCTGCTAATGCAGGAGAGACTGCAATTTGGGTAATTCAAACATTTATGAATAAGTTCAATGATGCAGCGGATGAATTAAAAGGAGACTAAATTGATTGTTACAGACGAAAGCTTTGATAGGGTTTTAGATTCTCACGCTTTAGTCCTTATCGACTTTTGGGCACCATGGTGCGGTCCTTGCAAAATGATATCTCCTATACTGGATGAGATATCAAATGAGTGCGGGCTCTGGGTAGGAAAGCTAAATGTTGATGAAAATCCTGTAAAATCAGCAGAATACTCTGTAACCTCTATACCTTATATGGTACTATTTAAGTCGGGGAAACCAGTAAAGACTATTACTGGAGCAAAACCTAAGCATGTAATGCTAGAAGAACTTTCAGAATGGATCTAGAAAACATAGATTCAAATCATTTAGAGTTTGAGATATGGCTCAAAAATGGTTACGATAGAGGCTGGGTTTCAGATGTATTTTGCGATACACACGATGGTCCGCCTTTAACAGATGAAGAAATGCAAGAATGGGAAGAAGGAGGAGATCCCTGCTCTTTCCATGTAAAAGTAAATGCACTACACTAAATTTCTGTAATCGCAAAGATAACAGAGGAAATAAGGAGAATAAATTAAATGAACTCATTTAAGAAAATCGCACTAGCCATGGTTGCAGCCATGACTTTGGGCACAATGGTAGCAACACCTGCAAGTGCTAACACCATGTCAGTTGTAGCAACAACATGGAACGCTGCTAAGTCTGGCGGAGCCGACTTTGATGCTCCAGCAACTGCTGGAACAGCACTAACTACTGCAATCGTACGTCCAGTACCTGCAGACAATGCAATTGACAACACAGACGTTGTTCGGTTGGTAGCAACAGTAACTGCTGGAACAAACGTAGTAGCAACAGCAACAAACGCAACAATCGTTTCTGCATTGCACTCATCAGCTGCACCAGTAGGAGCATCTTCAGGTTCTTCAACCTTGACAGTTGCAACTGGAACTGGTACAACAGCAACATTTTATGTATACACAAAGACAACAGCAATTGGAACAGTTGTAATTACAAATGGTCCAGTAACACTTACATACTATGTACAGGGTACAGCTGGTCTAATTAACAACCTAACTGTTTCTGCACCTTCTGCAGGAGCAGCAGGAACAAAGCAGGACATTGTTGTAACAGCAACAGATGCGTTTGGAAACAAGGTATCTGGTAAGTCAATTACAGCAACCGTATTTGCTTCGACAGCAGTTATGGATACAGCAACAGTAACAACTGGTGCTACACTAGCAGATTTTGGAACAGCAACCTTTAAGGCAACTCTTCCAACAACAGGAACACGCTCATTAATTACATTTGCTCCAACAACATCAACAGATGCAGTTGCAGCAGCAGTAGTTGGATTGACTGCTCCAACACTTGCACCATTCGCAGAGATTTCAGTTCGTGATCTAGTATCAGAGCTTGCTGCACAGACCGCTGCTAAGGATGCAGCACTTGCTGCTAAGGCCTTAGCCGATGCTGCAGTTCTTAAGGCTGCTGCTGATGCAGTAACAGCTAAGGCTGCTGCTGACAAAGCTCTTGCTGATGCAAAGATCGCCGCTGATGCAGCACTTGCTGCAGCAGTTAAGGTAGAGACAGATAAAGCTGCTGCTGCTAAGCTAGCATCAGATGCTGCTCTACTCGCTAAGGATGCACAGATTGCTAAGTTGACTGCAGACAACGCTGCAGCAATTAAGAGCATGAAGGCTGCATTTAATAAGTTGGCTCTTCAGTGGAACAAGAAGAATCCAAAAGCTAAGGTTGCCCTAGTAAAGTAATTTTTAAGGGCAGTGGGAAACCACTGCCCTTAAATGGGTAAATAAAAATGAGCCTACTATCAACATTTAAAGAAGCAGCAGTTACAGAAGAAGCTGTACTCATTAAAGAATATTTTAAAACAGAATTTAGCTGGCAAGACACATTAAATTTTATATATAAGCAAACGATTGATAAGAATATAGAGCTTGAGGAAAAAGTTAGAAGCCAGGATGACAGTGTAGGTGTTAATGGAAATATCTTAACTCAGCATCCATTCTGGCTCGCTCCACAAACTGGGTTGATATGGAAAGATTTTCCAGAAATAAAAGATTTTTTAAAGAAAATAAATTTAGAATCTGGTTACGATTATGATTTTGCAGATTGTGGTTATTATAAAGAGTGGGATGCCAGAAACTGTACATGCGAAGCGCTATGGCATAGTGAAGGAATAAAGGTTTCCCTTGGAGAAAGGGTTGTTAATGAGCACAGTGACCCATGGCCAGCATGCTACCTTCAATCAATTGGAAACTCATTTTGGGAAATAAAAGGAAAAAACTCTAAAGTGGTTTACGAGTTAAGTCCTGGAGACCTATTGTTTTTTCCAAAGAATACAACACACAAGGTTTGGGCTAAGGGTCCTAGGGTAGGATTTTTAATAAATGCTGACAGAAATAAAGAGATTGCTAAGTCTTTATAAAAATGGTACAATTAAATAATGAATGGGATCACTTTCACATAATACAAAAAAAAGTTTTAGGTGAATTGATTAAAGATATGCAAGGATTAGAGATACCGCCAGACTGGAGACCAAAAGAGGTTTTGAGTTTAGTAATTAGAAAATTAAAAGAAAAAGAGGAATCATGTTAACTAGATTAAAGTTCAAAATTTTTGGTTGGCTACGTGTCACACCAAAAGAGTCCGTGTTTGAAAAAGTTTCTGCCGATGTATTTTTAGAATCATTAAAGGCACCAGCCAAGAAGGCACCAGCCAAGAAGGCACCAGCCAAGAAGGCACCAGCCAAGAAGGCACCAGCCAAGAAGGCACCAGCCAAGAAGTCGGCTGGATCAAAGGGTAACTCAGTAGCATGATTAAAGCAAAGAACAAAAGTTTGTACAAGTCAATCACATGGCCATTTGTACACATATTCTTTGTAGGCGGATTGCTTTATATTGTTACTAAACTTCTTACAGGAGAAGCAGAATGGGAATACATTGGTATTGGAGCAATATCTTATCTAGCTGTAGAGATGTCATTCTACTATCTACACGAAAAAATCTGGGACAGAGTTAAGGGTAAGTAATTTAATTAATGAGTTCATTAGATAAATGTGAAATAAAAGATTGTGCTGGAGAAGCAAAGTATATAACTTCTACAGAAAGCAAAATGATTCAAGTATGTAAGACCTGTTATAATAAAATTTATAAAAGGTAGATAATAAGGAAATAAAATGGAAAATCTAATTAATCTATTAAAAGCTTTTCAGGCTAATTCAGTTGTATATACTGATTTAGTAAGAGGTTTTTTCTGGAATACAGAGTCTGTTTTGATGAGGCAGTCTAGAATTGTTTATGAAGACATCTATCAAGACTCAGAAAAAGCTGTTCACGAGACATCTACTTGGCTAAGACGACTAGGTGCAGAAGCTTCATACACTATTGAAGATTACGCAAAGTACCAAACTCTAGGAAACGTTAAGCCAGATACTTATTGTGGTGTTGAGATGGCCATTCATCTAGTACCAATTAATAAAAAAATGATTGAAGATATCAAGAACTTGATCTCTGTTTCAAATGAAAACAGCGAGTACGGACTGTCTTCATATCTATCTGATCGACTATCTGCTCATCAAGAGTGGAACTGGTTCCTGGAATCGAGCTTAAAGCTTCCTCCAAACCCATGGAAGTCATTAAAAGACTAAGTTGTCACAATACAAGATCAGTGCAGTACAAATAGATGTAAACGGTCTATGTAATGCTGGTTGCTGGTTTTGCCCAGTTTCTTATGAAGGAAATCCAAAGTCTGCTATTAGAGATATGGAGTTGGGGGAGTTAGAAAATATACTCTCTCAACTCCATAATGGCAAAGGCGACTTTGTTGATCCTAATTTAAAAAATATTTATACAGCCAACTACAATGAAGTTCTTCTTTATAAAAACTTTGAAGAGATGTTTGATTTATATAGAAAATATAACTTTACTATAAACATCCTTACAAATGGCACCCCCCTTACAAAGAAAAAAGTTGATATAATTAAAAATAATATCGATGTAGTAGGCGGAATACTTTTAAATATACCATCTGGGGATAAAACTAGATGGTCTAAGTATGTAAACTTAAATGAAAAAATGTTTGACAAAATGGTAGATAACGTTTTGTATGCAGCAGAAGAGCTAAAACAATTATCATTAGAAAATAGATTTTATTTAATGGTAAACGGATTGAATAGTAACTCATTAGTTGAAAATGGTGGATGGCTAGACATACTACCTGGAGCTCCAGATCTAAACTTAGATGTAGAGTCTGGCGATTTAGCTCAGGAAGTTATCCTGCTTAAATCTATATTCCCATCAATTGATGTTTTTCCAGCACATCACCTTTACGACAGGGCAGGACACCTTGCTGACTCAGGAATAATTGATCAGACTTCAGCCATTAATAAATATTTGGCGGGAGAAGGCAAAAAGGTTATTGGATGTAATGGTGGATTGGGTGTTAGAAGCAGAACTAATGAGTGGATACACATTAATCCAAATGGGGACTTGTTTATTTGTTGTGCCGACTTTGATTTCAAAACTGTTTATGGAAACTCCAATAATTCTAGCCTAAAAGAAATATGGCTTAGCAAAGCAAGGTTTGACATGATAGAAGACTCATACTCAAATATGTGCACCAAATGCTCAGCTGCAATATGGGGGTAGTCATCAATGTGCTGGATATGTGGATGCGCTGACCATGTTGGGCCTGGAAATGAAAGAGAGCCTAAAACAGAGGTTGATCCTAATCAACTAAATGCTATAATAGAGGAATAAGTGGAATACTAGTCCCGCTTAAATAAACAACCTATAGGAGTAATAACATGTCAGACGGAAAAGATTTAAACGGATTTACATCACCAAAGGTAAACGATTCAACAGTATGGGGAAATAACGAGCAGTATGCAGCTGATCCAAAGGCAGCATTCCCATCAACAGACGTTTCAAACCAAGCGCAGGCTCAAGGTCCAAAGTAATATGTGCATTGAATGCGGTTGCGAAAGCGTAGGAAGCGAAACTGGAGTTAAAGAAGTTAACATCCAGGATGTATCAGATCAAAGGAATCAGTAATGTGTAAAGATTGTGGATGTGGTTTGGAGCAAGAAATTCAAAACGAATCTGCTGAGTCACCAGCTAGCAGAAACGTTGTGACAATATCACAAATTAAGGGCGCATAGTGTCAGAAAATGTTGTAAACTCTGGAGAGGCAACAAAAAAGAATCCATCTCAGGGTAAATTTAAATCTGGCATACAACCAAAAAGACCACCAATTAAGATTGATGTCAATAAGCACGGAATTAGAAGAGAGACTCCAGCTGTTCCTCAAGCGCCTAGAAAAACTGGAAGAAAAAAAGTATAATGCCTCCAAAAAAATTTGGCAGACAAATACCTTTTAACGATACGGTTATTCGTGATGGCAAAATAGTAAGATTAAGAAAAGACGGTAGGATAAAAGCTGTTGTTGGAGAATATACTCCAAAGCATCCTAAGAAATAACAACGCTCAATAATACATTAGCGTTACTTAAGGTTAGGTGTTTTAAGTTGATAATTAATGGTAATGAAGTAGAAGTAGAAAAGCTTCATGAAAAAGTTTGGGTTTTTAAAAATGTTTTTAAAAGCTCAAAGGAAATGCTAGATTTTTATTTAACAAACCACAGCGATAAGTCCATTCCCTGGTATGAGTTTGGATTTCACATACTTATACCTACCAGAGCTAAATGCTTTGAGTCTTTCCCTACAGAAGATGAGTGGTCTGTTTTCTCAAGCGATCATTTTGCTGAAAGAGATGATGATATATCAAATAATAAATATGTGTCAGAGCTATTTAAAGTTTTTCATGAGTCCTCTAAAAATTACTTTGATTCAGTAAAAGTTGACTATGATAACTTTTGTTGGGATTCTGTTGACATAGCCTACTATAAAGACGGCATGGGAGTAAACTCTGCTCAAGGAATGAATTACCATACTGATTTTCAGGAAGAAAGAAGAAAAGACCCTGGACTAAAGTTTGGAACAACATGTCTTTTTTACTTAAATGATGATTATGATGACGGAGGAATAAACCTTATAGAGTTAAGCGATGATAAAGAAACTCTGATTAATCATATATTTTACAAGCCAGGCGCAGGCGATCTTGTAATGTTTCCTTCTGGACATCCCTTTTACCACAGCCCAATGATAGCTAAAAATGGCTCAAAGGCTCTCATAAGAGCTTATTGGAGGTATGAGTATCCAGGATCTGAAGATTGGCACACGGAAAAATCTCAGCATACTGAAGAAGAGTGGAAAGACATACTCAGGGAAAGACATAAGGAAGGTTCATTTGCCCAGGGAAGAAGCCTAAACAAGTGGAATGAGATGCATCTGTGAAACAACTTTACTTTTTGCACATACCAAAAACAGCGGGGCAGTATATATCTAAAAATATAAAAGAGTCATTAGATAAAAATAATATACCTCATCATATTACTACCCATTTTCCAAATAACAATGGATTTGTTAATAAGCCTTATATATCTATGCATGCTGGCACTTATCCGATAGAAAAAGTTCCCAGTATTGACGTTGCAACTATAGTAAGAAATCCAATTGAGGCAAGGGTAAGTTACTTTAATTTTGTATACAATAGGGCTCTTTATAATAGGCCTGAGTATGCAGAAAAAAGTCTACCGATAGAAAAGCTAAGATACTATTTGTTTGAAGACCCTAACTTTGAACTACACAATAACTATCAATCTAGATTTATTTGTAATCCAGCAGACGAGAGATCTTTTAACCCCATGACCTTTTACAAAGATCATTACGAGGAGCTAATGTACCCGTTTTTAAAAAAGGGGGAAGCATTTACCTGGTTTGTAGAAAACGATCATACAACACTAGAAAACGCAATGTCTCAAATAAATAAGTTTAAGATAAAATCTACTTTAGACAACATAGACTTATTTAAACAAGAAATAAATAGTTGGTTTAAAGATAACTATAACGTAGATATAAGGTTTGCAGAAAATAAGATTAACATAGGCACTGCTAATTATGGAGATGGAAATCTTATGTCTAGTTCAGAACTACTTAGCCTGCTAACAGATTCAGAAAAAGAAAAAATAATAGAAAATAACTACATAGACTATTCAGTATATAAGCACTTAAAGGAAATTGAAGATGAAAAATAATGTATCTAGTTATAGATATATAGACACATTTGATGTGTCTGAGATATCAAAATCAGTGTCTAGGTTTGATAAAGAGTGGGCTATTGATACAAGCAGGCAACATATGTTTAAAGAGCACAAAGACACATATACCTACATGATTCAAAACTTTCCTCTGGCGTGGACTCCAGGATCTGAGGTTAAGGTTGAGAAAAGGTATGCTGATGAAAGACACTACTTAGAAATAAAAGAATTAATTGAAAAGATTTTAGTTCTTAATCCTGGAATGGTCGCAAGAGTTATGTACATTAAGCTTCCTGCTAAAAAAAATGTTCCACACCATAAGGATTCTGGATGGTATTTATCTAATGTTAAAAGATTTCATATACCAGTTTTAACAAACGATAAGGTTTCCTACACAGTAAATGATGAGCTTAAGTTTATGAAAGTTGGTGAGTGTTGGGAGATAAATAACACTGCTTACCATTCAGTTTTTAACGATGGTGATACCGATAGAGTTCATCTAGTGGTAGATATAATTCCAAAAGAGGTTTTAAATGAAAATTAAAACAGAATCAGTATTGAGCACAGAAGAATCTGCAGCCGTAATTGACTTTGTGCTTAACAACTTTGACAACGATAAGTTCTTTAAAAACAATGGTAACGCAAGAAGGTACTGCAGCGTGACTAATGTTGATACACCAGTAACAGATTATTTAAAAACAATAAGATCTCAAAAATTTAAAGAGATTGGAATAAATTCATTTTTAGAAGAGCCAGTTTATGGAATTTTTATAGGAGTAAATGGTGAAAGTGGATTTGTACACCCACATAGAGATTCAACAATTGATGGTTACGAGCACTTTAGGCTTAACTTTTTAGTGTCCAAGCCAGATGGCGGTGGAATGCCAGTGGTAGATGGTAAAGAGTACAGTATAGAAGAAGGACAGTCTTGGATAAACATTGCTTCTAAATGGGCTCACATGAGCACCCCAGTAGTAGGAACAAAGAATAGAATAGTTTTAAGCTTAGGCGGTTATGTCAAAATAAGTGATGTTGATTTAGTTGTTAATTTACTAAATAAAGAAATATAAGCATTGACAATATTATCCTAAGAATGTATAATAGTAGTATGAATAACTTTATTATAATTGGACTAATTGTATTTGTTTTGTCAGCATATTTAGGCGTTAAGCTTTATCGAGATATGTCTTTTATTTTTAATGCAAAAAGAATTCAAGAGCAATACAAAAAAGATAAATTTTGGGAAACCCAAGAATTTTTTGAAGAATAGGAATACTTAGATGATAAAGCCATTCGGCAACCTTTTGTTAATTAAAGAAGATAAGGTAGAAGACAGAACCACATCTTCTGGAATAGTCCTTATGGCTTCATTAAGTGAGTCTAACCTAAGAACTGGAAAGATACTAGACTTAGGCAACGGAGAGTATAACTACAAAGGTGAGTTAATTCCTATAACGGGTCTTGAAGTTGATGATATTGTTTATTACAATCAAAATAGCGGAACTGACATTGAAGATACAGATGGAGAAAAGTATTTACTTCTAAATACAAAAAGTGTGCTTGCAATAAAAGGATAGAGATTGAGACCTAGATTTAAATTTAAAACTATATTAAAATCTGTTACATTGCAGGTTAAAACTAAGTGTCCAGAAAAATGGCTTTTGATTGATAGAGAAACTGGTGTAGCTTATCAGGGTAGCGAAAATGGTCATTGGGACAGGCTGGACCCAGTCATTAAAGAAGCAATAAACAAAGAGGTGCTATAATTATTCTATGACTACTCCTATAATTCACGACATGCCTGGTGGCGTAATATACATAGAAAATGCATTTCCTAAAGCTAAAGAGTTTTTAGATTTTGTAGAATTAAACAACGAAAACCCTGAAATTTTAAAAGTTTTTCCATCATGGACTACATGGATTGATGGTTATCCAGTTAGCTTAGACCCATACGATATGACAAAATGGGAGCAGATATTCCCAGATAATGAACACTCTTTAAGAGGTGTGTCTAAGCTACTAGATTGGGATTTATCTTACAACGATAATAACAACTTTTGGCCAAGAAAAGATGTGTCTGAACATGCTAGTAATAGCGTAGATCATCAGAAATCTTTGCCAGCTATTAAGATGATAGAAGATGACTACATAAACGCCTTAAAAATTTGGTCAGAAAAAACAAATAATGATTTGCCTCACCACATAACCAGAAACTATTGTATTAGAAAGTATAGAACTGGCGGTGGCATGGGACCACATATAGATAGAAATATATTGAATCCAAAAAACACTATGGACTGGACATCTCTTATATATCTTAACGATAACTACGAAGGTGGAGAGATTGTCTTTGATGATCTTGGATATTCAATAAAGCCATCCGCAGGCAGCATAGTCTTTCTTCCCTGCTTAACCTCTCATTCAGTTAATGAAGTTTTGTCTGGAAATAAAACATACATCTTTTTATTCATGCACACTGGAACAGGAATAACCTCAGCTTTGGGTGAACCTTACCACGCACTTGAAGAAGCTTTAATTAATTTTAATAAAAAATAAATCTATTGACAGCATTTAGTTTATATTATATAATAAACTATAATGATAAAAAAAATAGTTTGCCGAATAGCTGGACATACTCTTGTTGATGCTGGAGCATGTCCCTATACAGGATCAACATATCAATATTGTGAAAGATGCAAGTCCATGATTCCAATTCAGGTGGCTGTATGAAAGAGCCAAAAATAATGAAGATGGATTGGCGTTCATTAGGATATTGGCCAGTATATAAAGATGGAAAGCTTACATGGGAAAAGGATCCAGAAAAAAATGATTGATTGGTTAGTTAATCGCGTATTTAGATTCACATCTTTAAGACAAGCTATCTTTGATGAAGTCCATCTGTATGATCATTTAGATAGCATTATGAGCGACCCAGAATCCATGGAGACAGCATCATTGAGTTGGTGTGAAGGAGATACATGGTATGGTTGGACACATGATAGTAACGCAAAGCGTTACTACTTTGACGATATTGGTAACAAATCCCTAATTGGATTATGGGAAGATCAATTCCTAAGCAAAGCAGAATAGAATTTCAGGTTCCTATAATGGTCGTAGAGCGGTTTCCGAAACCGACAATGAAGGTCCGATTCCTTCACCTGGAGCATAATGGATAGACATAGGGTAATTTACTTAGACGGACTAGAAAGATCTGGTAACGTATATTTGTCAGCTGTTATTGATAAATCTATGGATGTGCAAGTAAAAGCAGTAAGAAGTCATGACATAAATACTCTTAAGCAGTACAAAAGGGCAAATCCATTTATAGTGCCAGTAAGAGATGCGTTTGCGTCAATAGCATCTTCTAAGGTATACAGAGACTATGTTCACGCAAATGGTTTATATAACGATATAGATTCAGATAATAATAATTTAGATGTAATTATATTGAGGTACAAGGAGTACATAGATTACCTAATAAAGTCACCTAAATTTTTTATAGCCCCATTTCACCGTTTTACTGAAGATCACAACGAAACCTGTAAAAAAATTGTTAAGTTTTATGAAGATACCTCAGTGCTATCTATAACAAGAGCCCTAACAAAAGAAGAGATGTTGGCAGAAATTCTATCAGATCAAAAATACTCTGATTGGGGAGACATGTGGTTTCACAAAGAGTTAGGAAATTTCCCTAGAAGCCAAAGTGAAAGTAAGGCGGAGGTAGAAAGTATTCTTGCAGACAAATACAGCAAAGATATTGAAGAGATACAGCGTGGAATAAACATTCTATACCAGAGATACTATGATATTGAGATTTAATGCCTAAGCATTGGGAGGACAAATCTCAATGGATTACAAATTGTCCAATATGTTACTGTGCGGTTACCCACCAGTTAAGAGACTACCATATTCAATATCATGAAAATCAAACAAAAAATGATATAATATCTAAATGAAAGTACTATGTGTAAGCTTAGGCAGAAATGCAACCCAATCATTTGCTGAATTTGTAAAGGATCAGGGATTTAAAACAACTCATTTCTATAATATTCAAACAGTAAAATTAGGGGAATTTTCTGAAAACGCTGAAGGAATACTAGATCACTTTAAATCATTGCCCTACTCTGATGCCCATGTTGATATGCCAACATGCCTAGTGTTTGATAGTCTGTATGAAATGTTTCCAGATGCTAAGTATATAAATATAACAAGGCCAGCTGAAGATTGGGTGGCTTCCATGATAAAGATGAAAAACCATTATATTGATAGAATGGGTATTAGTAGAGACCCTTTCCCATTCGAAGAAGCTTACTGTAATATGTATATTAAAACAGGTAAGAATAAGATTCAAGATCTTGACGAAGATGAGCTCTACGCAATAAGGCAAAAGCATTTAGACAAGGTAAAGGACTTTTTTAAAGATAAAAATAATTATCTAGAGGTTGAGCTGTCAGATCCAGAAATTGGTAAAAAGATAAAAGAATTTATTGGTGGTACAGAAGATATTCCATTTCCAAATCATGATGGCTTTAGAAGAAAAAATTTCAGTCAACCACTTTAAATAAATTAATGGTATAATAGATACCTAACGATAAGGATATATTATGTGGTCTTGGATACTAGCAGCAATTGGTGTAACAGGAATATTTTTTGTGGGTCGTAAGGTTATATGGGCCTGGCTCTTATTGCTATTTAATGAATTCTTATGGATTGTTTATGCAGTTACAACTAAGCAATACGGTTTTATTTTTGCAGCCGTTGCTTATGCAGTTGTTTATATTAGATCTTACATACACTGGTCTAAGGAGCCAGTTAATAAAATTTCATTATGAAAATGTACTGGTTTGAAAGAGACTTGCAAACAAATGAGTCTCTAGAGCGTAGAGTTAACGAGATGAAAAAAGCTGGGATAGATGGTGTCATGTACCCATTTGGATCCACAATGGGTGATTACTTTACCAAGATATCTAGAATAATTGATGTTAAAAGTAAGTTTAAATACATTATAGCAATTAGACCATACACAATATCAGCTCAATACCTATCAATGATATGCTCATCTATAAACAGCATATCCCCTAACGTTCTTGCAATAAACCTTTTAACTGGATACATTAACAAACACGAGCAGGCATACGGAGGAATACTTTCAGAGCCAAATGACAGCTCTCCAAGCATAGTTAGATCTAATTTTATGCTTGAATACGCTAAAGAATTCAAAAAGATAAGCAATAACGAGTTCTTTGTTTCTACTACAAATGAAACTGTATTTAATAACTGTGCTGAAAATGGCTTTGCAATGATAGTTCCTTATGTCTGGTACAAGGCTAACCGATTTGACATAGAGGATCAGAAGGTTGTTATATCGATAGCCCCAGTGCTAAAAGACAACAAGGAGCACCATCATTACGAGTGCGATAATAACAATGAGTGTAGGCACCCAGCAGATGCTACATGCATGGATCTAGACTTTTTTACAACTGAAGAGTTCTTTGAGTTCTTAGACGATGCAGAAAAAAGAGGAATTCATGGGATGCTATTTCAAGAAGCTGACTATATAGCTCAAGAATATGAAAACATATTACCTGCTATTACTGAATATAAAAGGCGAAAAAGTGAAGTCGAAAAGTAGAGACAGCCTAGTCACTACGTGACCAGTTTTACTTAACTGGGATATGCTATAATAAGAGTATGGAAAATACAATGGATTATTTATCAGACAACGAAGATGAAGACAAGTGGGACAACATTCAAAAAGCCTGTTGGAGCGGATACAAGCAGGTAGGAATGAAAGATAAGGGTGGCAAGCAAGTACCTAATTGCGTACCTATCAAGAAGTCACTATTCGGCACAGAAGGACCACAAGACCTCATACCTAGGAATAAGTAATATGGGTATATTGGATAACCTTGAAGCGGCCTTAGAGCGGGCGGAACAGGCAGATAAATGCTATTACTGCTCTAATCTAGCCAAATATACAGATGTAGCTCATAAAGATCATAATAACTATGTAGTAGTAGGTGTATGCGAATGCCATGCATTTAAAGGATTAAGCTCTTAATATAAATGATTCATAAAGTAAATGACATTTTTACATCATCACAAGTAGAGTCATTAAATGAGATTGTTGATAGTCTTGTAATCCCAAAAGTCGACAACAGTCCAGGTAGCCAATACGTATCTTCAATTAATAATAATGGGACTGGTGTTTGTGAGGAGCTTGGCCGTCTTCAAGTAAGTGATATATGGTCTTCGGAAGAATTACTAAAAAAAATAAATCAAATAGTCAGATCTTTGACCGATACGCCGCTATCCCTTAAGCACTCAATGTATGTAGAGTATAGCAATAAATACGGTATCCCAAACTTGCCACCACATTTTGATAAAGATGATGGAGACTTAATAGTAAACTATCAGCTAAAATCTAATACATCATGGGGTGTTGGAGTTGGGCTTGACATCTATGATTTAGAAGACAATTCTGCTGTTATATTTAATGGAAACACTGATATCCATTGGAGACCTCATAAGGAATTTAAAGATAAAGATTATATAAGAATGATATTTTTTAGATTTCATAATAGAGAAAATCCTTCAGATTATAGTCAACTCCCTGAAAACCAATCAGATATAGCATTTTCTGAAGCAATAAATCTTAGAGAAAGATTAATATTGACCGAAAGTGAAGTCGAAAAGTAGAGACCCCCTTGTCAGTACCTGACATAAATGTTATAATAAATACATGCTGCAGAACTTAGAAATACCTGATCCCTTTGCTACTTTTGTGGCACATAAATATGCCAACTTTAAGGGAGCTAAATATGACTTCTTTAGCGGTGAATGGGATATGGTATGCGGTGCATGCGAAGAGCCATTAAACGCTCCAACTAAGAAGATATTGACTAAGATCAGGCTATATCACACTAGAAATGAATGTATGGGTGGATACTAATTAAAAACCTAAACCAGGTATTCAAGCCATATAAAGCTCAATTTGATAGATCTCCCCTACATATTAAGATCATAGCCGTTTTGTGCGTTATGTACCTATCTGTCCCAATTGACCCATTTGATATACTATTTCCTTGGATGGCATTTACAGATGATCTATTCATAGCAGGCATCCTACTCAAGATATTGCACAAACACGGCGGGCTACCAGAAGAAGATAAGACTTCCCCTATAGACCTACTAAGAGATATATTCAAGAGAGTAGATAAGAAACAAGAGCCTACTTCCTTAGCAGTACATTTATTTAAAGATAATGTATGTAGACATTGTGGCTTAAAAAAGGTATAATAGAGATATGATAACTATACTAGCAATAGCCATTACATGGTACCTAACTAAGGTATATTACACAAAGACCTTAACTGTGCAAATTCCAGTTAAGGAAGAAGGACCCATGGTCCATGTGAGATGCGTTAAATGCTCTCAGACTATATATACTCATAGAGAAAATCTTCGTGCTCCATTCTACTGCTTGGCTTGCAATTAACCATGAAAAAGGTAATGATAGCCGATTTGGTTAAGGCAGTTGCAGAAGAAATAGAAGCTGAAGAAGATAGAGCCATTCGTGAAGAAGTAGCAGAATCCCTTGGGGTAGAGCCAGGGGATTTAGACGATGATGATGTTGAAAATTACTTATCAATGGGCGGGAACAAAGGGGAGATGCAATCCTCAATAGGACCAATACAATGGATCTACGATAATACACTAAAGGCATATATAGTCTATCTTGTACTAGAAACTGCTAAAGGACCAAGAGACATCCTATATAGATTAGATAGAGATATGATGAAAGAATGGAAAGATTCTAGCTCTATTGGCGAACATTATAATAATATAATCAGAGGAAATGAATCCATAGAAGACCCAAGGACATCTTGTGGCTGTGGTCCAAATCCCTGTGAACCAGGTCAAATAGACCAATTCAAAAACAAATACGCCTCCTTATCCTAGTATCCCCCTCCATTTAATCTCCCTTGTATCAGCCTCCTAGAGGCTTATTTAGTGGAGTATTGTGGAGTAAAGTGGAGAATCATACTATTAATTTAGGCCCAAATACTATCATTATATATAGTTAAATATATGTGTGTAATGGAACAAACGATATCATTTCGTAATCGTAATGTCAATAGGGCCCATATAAAGCATATTGGCCAATATATGTCAATAGATATTTCCAGGATATTTAAAATATGTTCGTAAAGAGCAATTTTGGCCCATATTTATGGCAAAAAATTATGTCTAATTCTGTATAATTTGTCTCATATAATGAGATATTTTATACAGATATTGACAGATTTTATTCGATTTGCTACAAATTCCAGCGTATTTTTACATGCGTCGTAAAGAAGAAATTTGGCCCATAAGATGGGCATACAAAAATGGGACATATAGCTAATTAAAGCCATATGCCCCATAGGGGAAATATATTAGAATGAATCTAGATCCATTATGTACTTAGGGTCTCTTACTCTTGTTTCTTCAAGGGATTTGATTGTTAGGTTTCTATCCACCGCCCCGTATTTTGCCTCAATCATATCGTTGAGAGCATCAGCCAGAAGCAATCCTTCGGATGTATATCCCTTATCCCATTCTGACTTTAATCTAAGGGAATTATATTGGATAATATATCTAACTAGTTCCATTAGCCTGTCTTGTGTATACAAGGTATGTTCAGTTGTTAGTACATTAGCCATTACTGCTGGTGAGAAGTTAGCATTATTTAGATAGTCTGTTAGTTTTTCTGCCGCTTTGAATTCGTTCGCCTTAGCCATGAGTTCCGCCTTTCATTTTGATTATACCATTGACCACTGACATTTGTAAATGAAGCGAGGTTCCTCCCCTTTCCCGTTTTCCCACAGAGAGGAGGAACCCCACACTTAGCTTATTACTTGACGTTCTTCTTGTCTGTGAAGACTACGCCCTCTTGTGCTGCCTTGCTGATAACGCCTAGAGCTGCAGCTGAAAAGCGACCACGCTTGCCTACAGTAATTCCCTGGGCCTTTAGGTATTCACGAGTTGTTGTTGGTGTTGATGTCATTTGTTTGATCCTTTCTAGATCTTTGTTATATATATTATATCCGAATTTCGGGGTTTTGTAAATAGGGTCGTAAAGCAATATTTTTGCCCGTGTCCCTTAGCTTAATGACCGTTATGTCCGAATTGTCCATAACGGCCAAAGCTATCTTTATTCAGTTGTTAGTTCTTCTACTTGGTATGGCTCTATCTTATCCTTTTTAGCAGCAGCCTTTACCCATTCCTTTTTCGGGCTTGATACTGCCTTATACCATGCGTCATCGCTATCATCTGCAGTTACTACAATGTAGTAATCTTGAATGATATCTCCATAGACTTTATATTGTTTGCTCATAGCCCCACCTGTTCTACCTTATCTTTAATTAATTTAGCAATGATGTTGTGTGCCTCGATGTTTTCAGTTTCGGAGCCACCCCATAGCAATGCCTGTGCCTTACTAAGTTGATCGTTTAGATACTCATCACTCATCTTCATCTTCGTCCTCCTCCTGCTCGTCTTCAGGGTCTACGATGTAGTCCCTGCTTAACATCCAATCTAAAACTTCTTCTTGATGTTGTTCGGCACCCCACTCCAAGGAGAACCCTTGGCCAGCCTCCACAGCCTCGCAGAGGTGGTCCCACATCTCATCTATGGTGCAGTTCTGCTTGTAGGTCTCATCCTCAAAGATGTTGTTGATTGTTGACCAAGTCCACAACCAAACCAGGGATAGACCAAGGTCAGTGCTGTCTAGAATCTTTAAACATTCGTTTAGTTTATCTTTATCTTCAGGCTTCATTACGTGCTCCAATCGCAAATGATAGTTGGTATGTTAGATTATATAGTTCTACTAATGCGTCAAGGTGTCCTTCAAGATTTAATCTATTAACAGTTTGGTCGTACTCTTCATCATCCTGATTTGTATATTCAGATAGTAATTGCTCGTCAATGAGCATTAGATTCTTTAGTTCTCCATGCAAGATATCAAGGCCTGATACTCCTGCATTTACCATGCGTTGCAAATGGGGCGGGAGCCCAATGTCTTCTGAGTTCATTAATATACCCTTTCGTTATTAATCATTATATCATTGGCCACTGACAAAATATGTTCCATAGTATCAATTGCACCAGTGTAATAAGCATCTGATTCAAAATACTCATCTTCATTTAAAGGTACATTATTTCTAGCATCCTCTAAATCTTGATTAAGACTAATTAAATGTATCTTCATGTATTCCATAAAGTGTGATGATCTAGTCAAAGTAACCCTCCGCCCATAGCCCGTCAAAAAATTCATTTACTTTTTCAAGCTCTGAAATAAACTTATCCTTGGGCATTAAATCGGACGGGTATCTAAGATAAAACTTCTGAGCCTTAGATATAGTGTCTTGCATAGAAACAATATCATCTTGTGTATAGCCTAGCATTCTATCAACTCCATATATTTAATCATAGTGTTTAATGTTATATGAATGTGACAATCACAATCATCTGATGTATCTCTATCATCAAAATGGATTAAGTTGTCATCATAGATATAATCAATTAGTTCTTGGCTGGTAATCATAGTAGAAATTCATCTCCTTCAATATAACCATAGTATTCATTGTATGATTGCTTTAAGTTATCAGGAGCAAATTGCATAAATTTCCATTCAGCAAATGCCTCCCCTTCTTCTAAGTTAGCATTATTCCAATCTTCAAATAATGCTTGCTCAATATCTACTTGAATTGCTCCAAGAATATGTTCTCCTACTGTATCTGTAAATGCTTCCATTATGCATCCGCCTTTTCCATAGAAGGTAATAATACCATGTGGGTCTGACAAATTGCCATAGCATCAAGGTCAGCATCATGGCTAAAGAAACAAGATGAACATATCTCGCCACAATCATTATCGCAATACTCAAATGTATCTGTTGCATCACAGTTGTTACATTTTGTATCATATGATGATTCTGAGATAACTTCTCCACGGAGGAATTCCATTTCTCCACCCCAACCTGTTTCTTCTTCATATACTAAAGTAAATAGTAGATTAGGGTATTGTGCAGATAGTTTAGATATAGCAGCAAGAGGTCTTGACCATGCCGTTTCAAAGTTGTAATAGACTACATAGTTCTCGCCATTCTCGGCTTCTTCCATATATGTAGTAGGACTAGTTTCTTCTTCTGTTACGGCAACATCCCACTTAGTTCCCCAGTTGCGGATATTCCAGTTGTACCAGTCATTAGTTTCAAACTTGTACCAATTCTTGTCGCCCACCGTACCAAAGTCGGGCTGGGAAAGATAAACCTCGTCAGTAACATTATCATCTATATAGTTATAGATGTTATGAAAACTAAAGATAGGATTAACATGCTTGATATGTTTAATCTCAAATGCTAAATCACCACGAGATTGAACTTTGCTTATATATGGCTTATTCATTTGTTTAATTAAAGATTTAACTTGGTCAGGATTTCCTTCAATAGTTAAACCGTTATATACCCAATTTGGCATTTTATATCCTTTCGTTGATATGTGATAATTATACATTGGACCACTGACAAATGGAATAGAGTTGGCATGTGATACATGCCACATGATTCAGCTTTGTGGTCAACATCACAGCAAATTCCAGGGAATATAATTGACAGTCGTAAAGACAATATGCTACCCTCATGTCTTTGAGGGCAAAGAAAAACCCCCAGATCTTACCTGGGGGTATTGAATAATGGCTGCCTGGATTTCCAACGAAAGAAATAAACCCGCTTTACTTAGCGCCTGGCCCTAAGACTGATAGACGCACCATTATATTTCCTATTAAAACCAGGACCTTAGTCCTAGTCTAATTATACCATAACTAGTCGACTGTATTTGTCTACAAATGATGCTAAGGATGAACTAAATACAACCGTCTCTAAGTCTTCCTCGTATAATGTAAACGTTTGGCTAGCCCAATTAATCACAGGCACCTTATGCTCATTGTCCCCCAATTGGTTGACATAGATACCCCACGATAATGTTTGGTTCCAATCTTCTCCAATTAGATGTGATATTGCAATGCGTGTTGCATATGATGGGTCCTGCCATCTTGTCTCTGCAGCCTGTACAGCATTTGCTAGTTTTGCTAGCATGTCATATCCTGCCCAGTGCCCATACAAAAACACTGTATCACCCTTTTGGTCTTTAAACCCAAAGTTTGCTCTGTCTCCCATTTTATTCCGCCTTTTCTAAAGTAGGTAGTGCTGGTTCTTTCTTGTCTAATTCTATCACTTCATAGGCGACCTTGTCTAGGCCTGCCTTATTTTTGTTGTAGTGGTGACCGCAAAAAGCTAGTTCGCCTTCTACTAGTTTAATTAAATACATTGCATCTGCTGATCCACATGAATCGCAAGGAATGAATTCTCTGTCTCTCACAGAGCACCGCCTTCGATCATCTCAGAAAGACGGTCAAGAATCCAAGAATCAATATCGTTGATATCAATTTCTGATAACTTCTCCATTATTTCTTCACGAGCAAACTTATACCCGTCATCCCATCCATCCTTATACTCTGACATAATCTCTCCTTAATAACCTGTGGTTTCGTAGTCTGATACATAAGATTCAGTTAAGTTATACTTATCTCTAAGTCTACTTACTTTCTCAATACTACCAGTTCCAATGTTGAATGTCAATGGAGACATTGCTTGCGGGTCGAGCCCTGTGATTTGTGCATCCCAATAGGCCCTCTCCATGGAGAGCCTATCAGGAGCGGTGAGTTCAAAATACATTAGTCCACCTCTACTGAATCGATAGATGATGACATATATGTAATAGGCTCATCATAAGATACTGTGTCAAAGTCTGTTTCGTGAATTGCATTGATAGCAGACTCCTCGTCACGAGCATTAACTGTAACTGAATATTGTACTGTTACAGTCAACTCAAATTCATTTGTAAGTTCGAACCCACAGATGCTTGCAATCTCTTCTGCTTGAAACTCAGTCAATGAATCATCATCAAGGCCCTCTAGTGTAAAGACCTTCATGTTATCACGTAACTGATTCAGAACGCTTGCAGTATTGTAATCTCGTTGAGTTACACGCTGGATGTGCTCTTCCAACTGTGTAATGCGGGCCTTGTTCTCAACTAACTGTGACTCAAGGAATTCTCGTGTCATGTAGTGATTATCTGTTGTTGTTTCCATTTTATCCTCTTTCGTTGTTGTTGGTGTAATTGTAGCATGCTCCACTGACAATAATGTGGTCTTGCGTCCGCATGGGCATGTGAGCGTTGTCACACCTGAAGGAAAGCCAAATCCATCAGATGATGTTAGTTCTATTAATGAATCACATTCATCTGGGTCACAGACAAATGTATACTTGCTTGATACTAGTTCGTTGGTCATGAAGAGAATTATACAGGATCCGACTGACATTATCAAGGATTTCCAGGGGATTTTTATGTGAGTCGTAACACACTTTTTGCCCCCTTAGCTTTGAGGGCGCTTGGCGATCCATAACGGACTTGAACCGTCGACCTCTACCGTGACAGGGTAGCGCTCTAACCAACTGAGCTAATGGACCTAAAAAATTGTGAGCAGTTTTTATTCATGCTCAGGAATTTATTTATTTAGAACGCAGAAATTAATTTCTTAATTTTATTTTTTTCTGCGGTTAGAATTGGGTCAAACCCTGATGCACCCGCCATGAGTGTTTCAGAATTTCCACGACCTGAACGATAGTAATCAAGGCGTTCAGTAAGTGCATTGAATGCACCCCACTTTGTTCCCTTGATGTTAGCGTTAGTTGGTGAGTTGTGATACAACTCGTCAAGCAACACGACTTTGTTTTCCCACTTAGTCAATGCAACTTTAGCAGCATCCTTGTCAGGCTTAGGATAAATTGTCTGAATTAACTTTGAGAATTCAGCATCAGTGATTGATTGAGAATAAAGAGCCTGAGCCTCTTTCTCGAATTCATCAAAGTAACCAAGAGCAAGCCCAAGAGTTTCACGAGCAACTTGGATGCGACCTTCAACAGATTGCGTGTGGCGAATCTTGAAAGATTGCTTAGCATTCTTCATTGCAAGATTGAGAGTGTTTTGGCATACAACACGAACAGGAGTAACAGCAGCCTGAACAGCAACTGACCCGTCATGAGATGTCCAAACAATTAGATACAACTTAGTTGCATCATTTGCGCCTTGTGGGTCAAGCACCATTGTGCGAGGAATATCCACTGTACCGAATACAACCTTACCGCTACGAAGTGAGCCAGCAGATTCCCAACGGCAATCAGCATTAGCATCATGAATTGCATCAGCAAATGCGAATAGTTCCTCATTCTGCACAGGCTTGTAACGCTTTCCAACAGTTGCAAGAACATCAGTTCCATTGTTGAATGGGTTGTCACGAATAACTAATTGAGCATTAGATACATCATTCCATGTATCTGAGATGTGGTCAGTTAGTGGAGACAGGCGAACATTCCAATTAGAAAGTTTTGCCTCATCTAACATCATTTGAGTTGTGACATCTTCATCTTGTGTAAAGATGCGATTTGCAAGGTTGTGCCATGCAGGTGCGCCACGAAGTGCGAATGCAACTTCGCCATTTTCCATTTCTAGATTATGAGCCATTTTTTACCTTTCGTTTGTTTGATTAGTTGTAAGTATAACAGACCCCACTGACATTGTCTATGATTAGTTACAATATGTCCGAATTGATCAATGTGATTAATCTCACAAAATTCCAGGGTTATCCACAAGTGGTCGTAACCCTGTGGATAACCCCTTAGCTTTGCGGGCCAGCTGCATATGCAACTGGTGTTAGATCTTTACAGACCTAACTCATCCCTAGTTAATTGGTTTTTGCGATTGAAGTTAATAACTTCGGACGGGAGGTAAAGAGCAGTAGTCTTAGTCTTCTTCAATGTATCATAGACATAAGCACGAACATCCCCTAAGAAGTTTCCTCTATTAGAGAATGCTAACTCAGTTAGATAATCTTTATCTACACCTTGTTCTGAATAGATTGTTACATCATTTGCTTTGTTTGCATCATAGATTTCTACTCTGAAACGATTTTTCATTTTGTTGCCTTTGTTAGTAGTTGTCCCACAAGGGAGAGCAGTTTGGCGACATACTCAGGTCGTTGGATTATTTACAGATAACGAGCAACTGCATTGTATGTAGAAGTATTAACTACTTCCTCATCTGTCATCTTGAGAATACGAATAGCGTTCTCGATTTCTTGCTTTTGCTCTAGGTATGTATGGCGACCCATCTGCTCAAAGTCACGCTCAGGCTCTGCTGGCAGTTCTGATTGTGTAACTGTCAAATCAAAGTCAATGTTAAGAGTGTTATTCCAAGCACGATAGTTAGTACGGAAGTTTTCTGCCTTCTTGATGTTAGAAACGGCATAGGCAGTAATTTCCTTCTGCCACTTTTCCATAGCCTTCTTATACTTTGCTTCGTTTGTTTCTTGATTAGCATAGTTAGCATTAAGTTCTACCAACTTTGCTTCTAGTGCCTTGATTACCTTTGGTGTTGCGATTTTAACTGAGATTGCTTTTCCTCTAGCCATTTGTTTCCTTCTTTCGTTGTTGGTTAGTTTGATTAAGTAATTATAGCAGGGGGGTCTGACATTTCTGCGACCCCCCTCCCATTAAATTAAACGCCTAGTAGTGTTTGAGCGGATACGGAAGTCCAACGAGTTTCCTTGTTGGGCATTTCCAATAGCACACGCACCGAGCCAGATGTTTGTGGGTGGATTTCTTTAATCACACCTGTTTTCTTTGACTTAAGGGTAGTGAATAAATCGCCTACCTGATACAACTTGTCGTTGATTGTCATTTATTGCCTCTTTTCTTTGTTAGGTTGGTAATTATAGCATTGGGGTCTGACATTAGTCTAGCCCTGTCTCAGTATTTGAGAAAGTTATTGTGTGACCTTAGTCACTCAGGTAGCCAAGCGTGTAAGTGGTGAGCCTCGATGATAGCCCACACTGGCGCACATGTCTGCCCCTTGTAAGTAATACCATCAGGCATTTCGATAGTTTCATCCCACATGTCATCATGAGCAAAATCTATTGCTTCGATACATACTGGCACCATAGAAAGTGGGACGGGTGGGTAATGATTACCCTGTAAGTGATAGCCTATTGCTACCTCTAAGTCTAATTCCTCAGATAAATCTAATGCTGTATTGTATCCCATTATTCTGCCACCTTAAGAATTGCGTAGGACCCATTAGCATTTACTTCATCAAGAATTGGTTGTAGGCGTGGTGCCACCAATTCTTTTAATAGTGACTCTAGCATAAAGATACGAGTATTTTCATCAAGGGCCATAACTTGTGCAGTTACTGGATGGCCTTCCTTAAACTCTGTAACAAACTTTAGATTATGTTCTACTATCATTTTTATTGCCTTTCGTTGTTGGTATAAGAGTATTATACACTGGTCCACTGACAAATTGTGCAACACGCCCAAGATTTATCTTATTTATTTTGTGATTAATCTCACAAATTCCAGGGGGTTGTGGATAACCCACGTAAGCCTGTGGATAACCCCGCAGTATTGCGGGCCTGCATAGCTATGCATCATTCTGCATATTTATTTTTATGTTTGATCTTTCTAAAATATTTTTTCTTATTGCGAACAGGTTGCGCCGCATTACTGCGACGCAATTCCTGAATTCGCTTTACTTTATCTCGTAGTGAGTTTTGGGACATGATACCCACTCGCTTCATGAAATCTATTTACATCAAATCGGTCATTATCTTTCGCAAACATTTCTGCAAAATCATTTACCATTTTGGAAAATAGTGCTGGGTGTGCTTTATCGCTTGCGAACTTTAGAATTTCCGCAACCGCGACATAATCTTTTCGTGTCATCATTTAACTGATACCATTCCATTTCTGTAAAATACTTTGGTGTACATTTTGCCAGTTGGCGTCATTATGTTTACTGTTGAGAATTCGTTAGCCATACCCCAATCAGTAAAGCGAAAGAAACTTTCCCAAGCACCGAATTCCTTTTCGTATTCAGCCGTCCAGTGTGGCGCATTGCCGTCATAGGCGCAAGTTAATTTATACATTAGTCATTTTCTCCGTTCCAAAATAGTGAGCCGTCATCTACGCAATCGCAAGGTTCGCAATCAAAATCATTATCATTACCAAAAAAGATTACTCCATGACCTAAGCAATCTTGGCAATCTATTGTTAATACTGAGTTAATCATTAGTGTTGTTCCTCGCAATCTTTGTCATAGTCAAATTCGCAGAAATAGCAACCCATGAACTCTAAGTGCTTTTCGCAGTAATACTTAAACTGACTTTCATCACAACAAAAATGTTGCTCGTCTGCGATTTCATAGAAATCGGTTTTGTCGATTATGTTTAACATAGTTTTCCTTTCGTTTGTTTATTTAGTTATTGTATCAGGTAGCACTGACAAATTACTTTGCCACATTAACGGCAATGGTAGCCCAAAAGTTATTTAGTCCATGAGTAGGGCGAACCTCGATAGCGTAAGCCTCAAGATTTTCTCCGTACCATAGACCCTCACGCTTTGAGGCATAAACGATAGTCCCCTCGTTTGGGCGAGAAATTGAGCGGTAGTGTGTTCCTACAAGTAGGGCGGGAATTGAGATAGATTTTGCTGACATAAGTTGTCACCTTTCGTTTGTTGTTATGTATGGAATTATACACGAACCCACTGACATAATCTAATTACTAGCGAGTAATTCCACATTTTGAGACGCTTAAGTCATGTGATAAAAATCACAAAATCTTGGGCGTGTCGGAAAATTCCAGGGGTTGTGGATAAGTCCCGTAAGGCTGTGGATAACCCCGCTCTTTTGCGGGCGCATCAACTTTTGTCAAGTTGACACGCCGTTGCTTATTCGAAATCCTTAAAAATTTCTTCAAGCTTTAAGATTTGCTCATCTGTAAGATGATCGATTTCAATCGCTTTCTCAAATCCAAAAAAGTCATTCATTCATTAGCCTTTCCAAATCGTCTGCATTATCTTTTAAGTAATTATCCTCGAAATCTAAAAGTGCCTCATTGTATGCAATAGGGTCACAATCTTTTAGAATTTGGGAGGGATAAAAAACAGCGTTACCCATTTCATACACGGGATAGCAATCGTCAAGCATTTCATCAAATAATTGTTTAATCGCAAAAGCAATTTCGAAATCTGTTGTCATTATTACCAGCACTCCTCACAAGTAAATTTAGTAAAGTCTGCATCTTTTGCAAAAATCTCTAAATAGTTATTCGCACAAATTGTGCATGATAGCAAATAAGTTTTTGCCTTTTGATACATGTATGGATTAGAGTTAGATAATTCTCTATTCTCTAAAACCTCTGATGAAATTAAAATGCTCATTTAGTTAAACTCCAATCGGTGTAAAATGGTAAGCGGTTATTGTCATCATAGAAATAAACTCTATCTATGTTCTGCTCGCATGTTTCGCAGAAAGTGTATTCGACATCTACGCCCATGCCATAGGTAGTAGATACGCTCTCCATGTGTGGAGTGTGTGTATGTGTAGTTGTTAGTGTAGTCATTTGAGACCACCTTTCTTTTTCGTTATAGTAGGAATTGTACACTAGGGGGCTGACATTTCTCTACTTACTAGCCAGTAATTCCAAGATGTGAGACGCTCAGCCTATGTGATACTTATCACATAAATTCTGGGGTTTTCCACAGAGGCCCGTAACCCTGTGGATAACTCCCGCAAGTACTTGCGGGCCAGCTTGACATTGTCAAGCCGACACGCCGTTAGGCTAGTGTGACTCTTGCCACATCTCTCTCATCTCTGCTTTAAAGTCATGCCATACGATCCTCGCCATGTATAGGGCGGGGAGGGCAAGGGATAACTGTACTAGTGTAGTAAGTAGTCTATTCATGCTGTTACCTTTATGTCCATTACATTAGCGGTAAACTTTTTAATCTTTCCTAATTCGCTATCGTTGAGCGATTGTATTACATGGTCAATAGCCTTAGCCTCATGCGCTACATTGTCAATAGAGATTAGTTTAGAGCCTTGCCAAATTGAGTAAGTGATAGTCATTATTAGTTCTCCCATGTTAGTTGGTATAGTTTTGCTAGTGCCTCATCATCTGAGTCATCAAATTCATCTAGTGGAGGTTGTTCCTCATCTACCTCATCAAGGTATGCGTATGCGTCTGCGACATCTGATTGGATAGTATCCCACTTAGACACGCTATTAGTTTCGTATGAGTATGCGTATGACATTATTTATTCATCTCCTTAGCGATAGCCTCTGACTTAGTTAGTGCCTCTAGGGCGATTGCTAGGGAGGCAAGGCGTTGCGCCTCTACCATTTGCTTGTATTCATCTAGTGTCATTATTCTGACCTTTCGTTGTTGTTATGTTGTAAGTGTAGCATAGGGGTCTGACAAATTGGGGAGGTTGGAGAGGTGTGTCGGTGTGACCTTACTCACACTCTCCGCAAGGGCATTGAGGAAACTCTTGCTCTTGCTTGATACGATTAGCAAGGCGCTCAACCTTCATGTATGTATCAAATGAAGCGCCTCGGAAAGATACGACCTTTCCTTCAGCGATAAGGTGAGCAGCCTTAGCAATTTTTTGCTCTAGTGTTAGTGAAGTCATTTTTTAACTTCCTTTCTTGTTGTTATACCTTAAGCATAGCATGGGGGACTGACAAATTTACGCAAATCTCGGGCGTGTCGCAAAAAAACCTTTGTGATAAGGCTCACACTCACGCTCAAGACCAAAATAATTATGGGCGCACTATCCGAAATGTCCGTTTTGTCCAGGGTGTGTATCATACATGTAAAAAATATATTAACATTTTTATAAATCTGAAATCCTAGTCAACTGGAATATATGGCGGGGTTATGATAAGATACTCTTTGATCAGTATAGCTTTTATATTAGCTATTGACTTTGGTAAAATCAAAATGCTACACTTAGTTTGCTTTGTGGGGGCTTACCCTGAAACTCAATATGTACCAGATGTAATCTGTGGGTATTTCAGGAACGCTTCTCTATCTTTCCAAAAAGTTAAAATTTGGGGGGTAGGGGGGCTTTCCTAAAATCTAATATCCCCAGATAAATCATACAAGAAAGTAAAGAACAAATGCCAAAACTGATAAAAGGAAGCACTAGTCAAGCTAGTCAAGAGTCATTTGTTTTAAATGTGCTGAAAGAAAAACATAACGGTACCTATGTAGAATTAGGTGGGGGATGGGCAGAAAGAAACAGCAATACTTATTTGCTAGAAACTAGATATGGCTGGAAAGGCCTATCATTTGAAAATGACCCTAGTAGAGCACATAATTATAACCTAACTAGAAAAAATAAAACCCTGCAGGTAGATGCCAGATGGTTTAATTATGAAAGATATTTTATAGAAAACAACTACCCTATCCACATAGACTATTTACAGATGGATCTGCATCCAGCATTCTCAACTTTTGAGGCACTAAAGAATATGCCACTTAGAAAGTACAGATTTTCAACAATTACCTTTGAACACAATGGATATCAAGATCGTTGGCATAAAGAATTTATTCAGGGGGAATCTCAAAGGATGCTTAAAGACCTTGGGTATGTATTAGTAACGGAAAATGTTATATTTAACGGTAAAGCTTATGAAGATTGGTATGTTGACCCAAGAGTGGTTCCATATGATAACTACAAAGATTTTATAAACAAAGACATTTTGCATAGCGACCTATTTGATGGATAATGTTATAAAGTTTAACCCTGTAAGCAAGTTTGCAGAAAAAAACATTCCATGTCCAAAACCTGCAAGAACATATACTCCAGATTGGTACAAAAATATACCAGCATTTAGAGACGGCAGGCAATCAGACAAAACAATTAAAATGTGTCCTCCATTTGCAGACTCTTTTGGATTTGGCTATATACAAGAAACATGGGAAGAGATTGAAATAAATTCTGGTCGACTAATATCTAAAAGTAGCATGTGTGAAATAAGAGGAAAAGTCGACAATAGTTTTTCAATACCAAATGACTATACAGATATGGAATTTGTGTGGCATCCAGGATGGAATCCAGAATTACCTAAAGGATACTCTGCATTAATTACTCATCCTATCAATAGAGTTGATTTGCCATTCTATACTTTAAGTGGAGTAGTAGAGCATGATACGTACTTACAAGCGATGCCAGGATCAAATTTACCACTATTGCTAAAAAAAGATTTTTCTGGGATAATACCTATAGGAACACCAATGTATCAGATAATTCCATTCAAAAGAGATTCCTGGGAATCTTCGCTGAATGAGTACGACAAAGATGCTCAAGGTAAAATAACAAATCCTATAGCATCATATCCTTCTGGTGGATATAAAAAACTACATTGGATCAAGAAAAATTTTAAATAAAAAACGGGGGTAGAACAGTGAAACTTCTTTGCCAAATAGCCATAATAACTGTCATTACTTTTATCCTTGGTATATTCATACAGATAATAGGCTAATATAAGGGCCTATAGCTTAATCTGGTTAAAGCACTTGTCTTATATACAAGCGACTTTGGGTTCAAATCCCAATGGGCCTACTTTGTTTAATGATTATGGAGTATAATACATATATGAGAGCTTATGATGTTCCCCTTTCCGCCCTCCTTTATATTGTATATGCTGGTGTCCCAGAGTATGACCTAAAAGGGCCTACAGGGGATGAATTAGAGGCGTACATAGCTATTATGAATCAAATCATAGAAGATGAAAATGATGGTCTCTAATTTCGCGGCTCACTTTTCGCCGCACTTTTTAGCTTCGTGTTCATGTAACAAGTAGGGTATAATATACTTACTCTTAACAAATTAAAGGAGATATTAAATGAGTTTTTTTCAAACACTGGAAGATGATGCAATAACTCTTATGTGGAGAAAATTTGATGTTTTCCTTATAGATGAGTTTAAGAAAGAAAATGCAGATCTTCCAGAAGATGATGTTAATTCTGCTATTAAAGATGGCAATTTAACTATTAAATGGCAAGAGGAAACAGATCTAGAATTATCAGAACGAGAAGAGTATCTTGTTTTGAATTTTGGAACAGAAGAACAAATAGAATCTTTTAATAAATGGAAGGAAGTAAAATAATGGGAATATTAGATGATGTAACTCACGCTGGAGACGAGCCAGAAGTTTCTGGTAGTGTTGTTGAAGAACCACGATTTTTAACTATTACTGAAGAAGAAAACGCTACTATTAAAGAGTGGCTAGGCGCAGCATTAGATGAAGAAAAAGAGGTCGTAGTTGACGGCAACGTAACAAAGACATTTTACTCTCATGCAAGAGTACCAGTAAGAGCAATCTTCCAGGATATCAGACAAAAAATTAAAGAAGCAGATAACAGAGAATCAAATGTATTTATTACAAAATACTACACCACTTTGATCTCATCATCAGAAGCGGCAGAGTATTTAAATGATATTTGCTTATCTGATGGCTCAGAAGACGCTGCACCTAACACATACTTTGCAATGGTATTAGATGGTAATCTAAATAGCAGCATTTTCCCCGCAAATACATTTGAAAAGAATAGCGGTTACTTTGTAGTTCCAGATCCAAAAAATGAGACTATATCTCATTCTGGAAACGAAGACCTACTTCTTCTTTGCTTTAGCTTAACTTAATATTAGTTAGTTATTGTAAAAGTTTGGGATTTTTATAAAGCCTGGCAAAACATATCGTGTTGGTCCTTCTGTTACAAACCTTACGCCATGTTCCCATTCAGCATCTCCACCAAAAAGTAACATGTCGCCAGCTTTTGGTTTCATTTCAAATTCTTTTTTAGCCCAAAATATTTCTCCACCATTGTAGTCGTCATTTATGTATATGACTGCAGCATGCTGAATCGATTCATCAGTATTTTGATCATGATGAGAAACTAGCTGTATCCCGTTGTACATTCTTTGGATAAAATAAAATCCACTAAGAACAAGATTCTCACCAGATTTTGCAAGAACATCGTTAAATCTTTGGTCTACGCTCCTGTGTATCTTTGAATCAATAAAAGATAAATTTTTATCGTTCCAGTTAGATGTTATTTCATACAATCCTTCTTTAACTAGATTTTCAACATCTTCTCTTCCAAACTTTGACTTAGTAAAAACTTTTAATTGGTCTGTGTACCACTTGTCCCATTCTTCTTCAGTGGTTCTATTTATTATGTTATAGTACTCTGCTATGTCTTCTTCGGTTATAAAGTTTTTAACAACCAGTAACCCATCAATAGGGCATTCTACTGTATATCCGCTATCTTCAAATTCTTTTTTTAGCCATGTAGTCATAATTTAATTATATCATTTCTTCCATATAATAGCTTGGCCAGTAGGTAGCTCAAGTATATTGTGCTTTTCAAATGCTTCATCTATTGCTTTTCTGGAGCCAATTGTTTTTAACGAACCATAGTCATCGCATATTAATACACCGCCTTTAATAATTTTGGGCCAAAAGTATTTAACTGCGTCTCTTGTCGGTTCGTATAAATCAACATCTATGTGAACAAAAGAGTATGTAGATTCATCTATGTCAGAAAATACTTCTGGTATCCAGCCCTTTTTTAAAACCACATTATCGTATCTTGACAAGTTGTTTTTTGCCCAAGCCATTTCAGATTTTAGCTTTACTGTTTTAAAATAGTCTGTATCAAATTCTCCTGGCTCCGAGACTCCTTCCCAAGAGTCTATTCCAATAAACTTTTTGTCACAAAACTCTGCTGTAAAGAACATTGTCATTCCAGCATAAACACCGCATTCAGCAAAATCAAGATAAGGGTTTATGATAGACTGTTGCTTTGCAAGTTGTCTAAGAATATAAATTCTTCCATACAAAGCATTATCCATTACATTATTTATGTTACATATTAAATTAAAATCATTGTGAAGTTTTACAAATTGTTGATCTTCTGTCCATCTGCTTAAATACGAGTCCATTTTACCCCTTAAACAAAAAACCCTAAAGGAGGCGGATCCTTTAGGGTATTTGTTGCGTTATATCCGCATAGTGTAATTTATATTACACAACTATATTGTATTGCATGATTTTTTAGAAAGCAATACTATTTTACAAGTTCTTTTTCAGCAAGTACGTCGTAAACAGCACTCAATGCGTGATGGATAGATGGAGTGCTTTGCTCCATGAAATTATTTACTTCAGTTTCTTCCATACCGCTTGCTAGAGCCATGCTCTTATTGATTTCACTAAAAACCTCAACCATGAGGTCTATTACTTCTTCTCTATTCATCTTTCTCCTCAGAAATAAATGCAGGGGCAGGTCCCAGCAAAAATCCTTCTTTATGATATTCTACCATTTTTTCTATTTCTTTAACATCCCCTAGCTGCTTAGCAATTAGGCATAATACGTCATATACTCTATGAAGCATTATATAATTTACCATAGGCAAATTATCCTCTAAATTGCTAGAATTGCTTTCAGGCATTTTTTGCCTTCATGTCTTCTAAGACCTCATCAATTGTATTTAAGCCTTTAACTTTAGCAAGCTCTAAATATGATTGAATTGTTGTTAGTGCCTTTTCAGCAAGGAATGCTCTTGGTATATGTGCACAAGGTATGCTTGAGGACATGTCTAAAACTAGATCTTTATCAAATTTGCTTTCCATGGACATTTTCTATTTCTTTCATCATTTTGCTATAGAGGGATAATCCTATATGCATTTTGTATTCACAAGAAATACAATAAATAAAAATTTTATCTTCGTTGTCAATATTAGAAAAGAGAAGGCCTTGATCTAATGGGCAAGCCATTTCTGGAACAAGACCTTCTCTCGAAAGAGTTAAATATTGAGATACTAATTGTATCTTAATGATAACTCCTTTCTAACTTTTAGATGGAAATTTGCTTAGCCACTCTTTTGTTCTAGGTGTTAAGCCTTTCCATGACGACCAATCTTGACCGCCATTGGTCATATAATACGTTATCTCTGCGTTAATTGCTGGATCAAATAACGAGTAGTTACTATCCAGTTTGAATTTTTCTTTTCTATCATCACCCAAGTTTCCTATCATGTTGATCTGAAAAATTCCGTAGGAGCTGTCTCCAGTGTTCCTGTTGCCGTTATAAGCCATTGGGCGTCCATTAGACTCCTTTTTAGCTACAGCCCACGCCATTTTAAGGGCGCTACCCTCAAAGCCTACAGCTTTGAGAAGTTCAACCAATTCTTTGTCTGTTAAAGACTCTGATGGTTTCCACACAGTATTGCTGAATTTCTCCAGCTTTTCCTTGTTAAGTTGTGCTTCGGTTTTTACATCTGGCTTTACAACCAGAGCAGAAGCTGTTTGAATCATTTCTGGTTGACCAGTAAATAAAAACAATACAGCTACTGATATTGCAACATAGTGATGTAAAACATCGCTAAGTTTTTCTTTTATATTCTCCATAGGCATTTCCTCCAATAGAGATAACGAACTATAAGAATACCATTAGAAACTCTAATATGTCAACTTGTATTTATCATTATACCTGTTTTAGTTAACTGATAATAATGGGCTAATTGTTCATTTTTATTAATCACCCTTCACTTTCTTAAAAAAGTTTGGTAGAATAAGACTCTACTTAAATTACATTAAACCGCTAGGCGGAGAAACAGGTTCTATAAATGTCTAATACTATTGAAAACCCGTACGAAAATTTTATTGCGTTATCTCGTTACGCTAGATGGATTCCAGAAGAGAACCGTCGTGAAACGTGGGGTGAAACAGTAGATCGATATTTTGATTTTATGTTAAACCACCTAAAAGAAAATTATAATTATATTCCAGATGAGAAGCTTGTGGCGGAATTAAAAGACGGTGTATTTAAAAGAAATGTCATGCCCTCAATGCGCTCCGTGATGACATCTGGAGCAGCTTTAGAAAGAGATAATGTAGCTGGATACAATTGTTCATTTGTTCCAGTAGATAGCCCAAGATCATTTGATGAAACGATGTATATTTTGATGTGTGGAACAGGTGTTGGGTTTTCTGTTGAATACAAGTATGTTAACAAGCTTCCTTCCGTCCCAGAATCATTTGAAAAGTCTACTACCGTTATAATCGTAGAAGATTCAAAACAAGGTTGGGCAAAAGCATACAGAGAGCTTCTTGCTTTACTTTGGTCGGGCCAAATCCCAGCAGTTGATGTTTCAAAAGTTAGACCAGCAGGAGCAAGACTTAAAACTATGGGCGGTAGGTCTTCAGGTCCACAACCATTAGTTAATCTGTTTGATTTCACAATTGCAAAGTTTAAGAATGCTGCAGGCCGTCAACTAAAGCCAATTGAGGCACACGACATTATGTGTAAAATTGGAGAAGTTGTTGTAGTTGGAGGAGTTCGTAGATCTGCAATGATTTCTCTTTCAAACATTAATGATATAGAAATGGCAGCAGCAAAATCTGGCAACTGGTGGGAAAACAATACCCAACGTGCACTTTCAAATAACTCTGTAGCTTATTCTCGCAAGCCAGAGATGGAACAGTTTATTGCAGAGTGGAAAAATCTATATGACTCAAAATCAGGTGAGCGTGGGATATACAATGTTGCTGCAGCACAAGCACAAGCAGCAAAGTATGGAAGAAGAGATCCAGAAATTCATTATGGAACGAACCCTTGTTCAGAAATTATTCTTAGACCCTATCAGTTTTGCAATCTTTCAGAAGTCGTACTTCGTGAAAAGGATACAGTTGAAGATGTATCAAATAAAGTACGCCTTGCTACAATTCTTGGGACTTGGCAGTCAACGCTAACAGACTTTAAGTATCTTCGTAAGATTTGGAAAGACAACACAGAAGAAGAGCGCTTGCTTGGAGTTTCTCTAACAGGACAATTTGGGCACAAGTTCTTTTCAGGTAAACAAGGCCTTGATAAGTTGGAAAAAACACTTGAAGGCCTTCGTGAATATGCAAGAACAACTAATTCAGAAGAGGCAGCAAAGATTGGGATTTCTGAGTCTGCAGCTATTACATGTGTAAAGCCTTCTGGTACAGTCTCTCAACTAGTTGGAGTGTCTTCAGGAATGCACCCATGGCATTCTCCATACTATATCCGTACAGTTCGTGGATCGAAAGGAGATCCAATTTCTTTGTTTTTAAAGGAAGTTGGAATTCCAGTAGAAGACGATGTTATGAAACCAAATGAAACTTATGTATTTTCATTCCCAGTAAAAGCTCCAGATGGCGCTATTGTTAGAAGCGATCTAACAGCTTTAGATCACCTAAACACTTGGCTTGTTTATCAACGTGCTTGGTGCGAACACAAGCCTTCTATTACCGTTTCAGTAAAAGAAGAGGAATGGATGGAAGTTGGAGCCTGGGTATATAAAAACTTTGATGAGGTTTCAGGAATTTCATTCCTTCCTCATTCAGATCACACATACAAGCAAGCTCCATACCAAGAAGTAACAAAAGAAGAGTACGAGGCTCTTGTTGCAAAAATGCCAAAGTCTATTCGTTGGGAAGATTTATCTTTTTATGAAACAGAAGATGGAACTTCTGTAAACGCTACTCTAGCCTGTAGTTCTGATGGCAACTGCGAATTGGTAGATATTAGCGCATAGTGGTACAATTATAGAATTGGGCTAAGGCTCAAAATTCCTAGGCTACCCGCCTAGAAATAAGGAGGATCAAAAATGGCAAAAGCTAAAGAAGATCTAAATGGAGATGGAAAGGTTACAATGCAAGAGAAAATTCTAGCAGCACTGGCAAGTTATGGACGTCATTTTCTAGGAGCAGCAATTGCTCTGTATATGACTGGCAACACTAGTCCAAGAGACCTAATGTTGGGCGGATTTGCTGCCACAGCACCCGTAATTTTGAAGGCACTTAATCCAAACGAGCCATCGTTCGGATTCACTAAAAACTAAAAATAGTCAATTAGAAATACTCCTGTGCTAAAATTAGTACAGGAGTATTCCTATTTAGGAGACTATGGCAAATGGCAGGACAAAAGAATTTCGAAGTAGATCAAAATGCAACATTTAGCTTTGTAGTAGAATATAAAGACGAAAATGATAATGCTATTGATTTAACTGGCGCATCTGCAAAAATGCAGGTTCGTGATGTAAAGGGTGGAACAAAGTTAGCAGTAACTTTAACATCTCCAAGCGGCGGTATAGTAATAAATGGTCCTCTTGGTAAATTAACTGTAACACTTACACCAACTCAAACAAATAAAATCTTTTATCCAAAATCATCTTATGATGTTATGGTTATAGATTCTAATGGTAATAAGATAAAGCTCCTTGAAGGGTTTATGACCCTAAATAGATCGGTAACTATTTAATGACTGAATCTGTAGTTGTTCGAGAGCAAATAAACAAAGTAGTAATTTCTTCACCTGGACCACAAGGTCCAAGAGGAAGAACCATTTTAAATGGCACTGGAGACCCAGCAGCAAATCTAGGTCTAGTTGGAGATTTTTACTTTGACATGTTGTCCGCTGCATTTCACGGACCAAAACTTTCTGACGTAACTTGGTCGGGAGCAAGCAAAATATTCTTAACAAATAATACATTAGCTTATTCATGGGAGCTAGCTCAAGTAACTGGCCCTTCAATGGGAGTGTATTCTCTTGTTATTACTCATGGACTAGGATATCAACCAAACGTAACGGTTAAGTCTAGTGCTGGAGATATTTTGGAAACTGGAATAGACTACAATAGTACTAATCAAATAACACTGACTATGGCTCAACCATTTTCAGGGACAGCATACCTGTCATAAGGAGATAGCAAATGGCAAGAAAATTTTTAGTTAGCGTTGATCTCAACAAGAATGAGTTGCTCAATGCTAGAATCCAAAACTTAGGCTCAGCGCCTTCAAATCCAGTAGTTGGACAGATTTACTACGACACATCCAATAGCACAATGTATTACTACAATGGGCTATCAGCACCTAACGGTCCATGGATGCCAATGTCTGGCTCTACAGAGGTCATACAAGATGTTATTGGTTCATCTATTGTTGGTGGAGTTGGCTTAACAGCAACATACGGAGATCCAGCAGGAACAACAACAATTGATTTGGACAACACAGCAGTCACAGCTGGTTCATATGGTTCACAAACAGAAATTCCTACATTTACAGTAGACGCACAAGGTCGTTTGACTGCAGCAGGAACAGTAAGCGTAGCAACAGAGCTTGATATTACTGGTGACACTGGTACAACATCAATTTCTTTACTTACAGAAGGATTAACAGTTTCTGGAGGAGAAGGTATCGATGTTGCCGTAACAGACAACACAATTACAGTTTCTGCAGAAGACGCAACATATACCAATAAAGGTGTAGCATCATTTAGCTCAACAGATTTTACAGTAACAGCAGGAGCTGTATCTCTTAATAAAGACCCAGTAATTACACTCTCAGGAGATATAACTGGTTCTGCAACAATGACCAATTTGGGCGATGTTACAATATCAACTACTATTGAGCCAAACTCTGTAGCTCTTGGAACAGATACCACTGGAAGCTATGTTGCAACAATTTCTGGAACAGCTGGCGAAATTACAGTATCAGGATCTGGATCAGAGTCTGCAGCAGTAACAATCGGTTTGCCAGATGATGTAACAGTTGCTGGAAACCTTACAGTTAACGGAAACCTTGATGTACAAGGATCAATTAACTCTATAAGCACAACAGAAGTTAATATTGTTGATAATAAAGTTGTACTTAATACAAATGTTACTGGCGCTCCATCAGCAGATGCTGGACTAAAAGTAAATCGTGGAACCTCAGCAGATGTAGAGATTCTATGGAATGAAACAGCAGATCAATGGACATTAACAAATGACGGCACAAATTATCATGAGGTAACAAGAAAGTATAAGACTACTCTTAATACTTCAGCAACATCTTATACAGTAAGCCACAATTTAGGCACAAAAGATGTAGTAGTTTCTATCTATGAAGTAGCTTCACCATTTGCAGAAATACTTACAGATGTTGAACATACTTCAGATACAGCTGTTACACTTAAGTTTGCAGTTGCACCAGCATCTGGAGAATATAGAGTAGTTGTAATAGGATAAGGATCTTAAATGGCTAAAAAGTTTAAGTCTCTACTCAATCTTCTTACACTTCCAGAAGACCCACTTGTGGGCTTAACTGGAGATGTGTACTTTAATGTAACTAGTAAAAACATTAAAATATACAACGGTGCAATTTGGGTTGACTTGACTCCAGCTTCTAAAGATCCCGCTCCATTTTATATGCATACTCATGCTTATGATGGAAGTGTTCACACTGTTAACTTAAACGAGACTGTGTACTTTGATAATTTAAATCAAAACTCTGGCGTTGAAGAAACAATTCCTGTTATAATTGGTCTAGACGGTGGTACTCCAACATCATCGTATGCAAATTCAAGTTATACGCAATTAACATTGTTGGATGGAGGCCAAATTGGCGACTAATTACCCTACATCAAAAGATAATCTTACCAATCCTGCCGCAACTGAATCAATGGAAGGCCATGCAGCACTGCATGGTACTGTAAATGATGCAATTGAAGCAATTGAAAACAAGCTTGGTGTAAATGGATCTACAGATGTAAACTCAATAGACTACAAGGTTTCTCAGCTAGAAACAAGCCTGGCTACCCTTGATGCAGAAAACGCTTCAGAACTTTTGGGGCTAGATGGAAACAACGATCTAACAATAGACGGAATAGAAAACAAAACAGCTATAGATTCATTTTCAAAGACAGTATACAAGACAGCTAAGTATTCATTGCAGATACATAAATCTGTTGGAAACCTAACATCTACATCAAATATACTTTTGTTGAATGATGGAAATGATGTTTACATATCAGAATCAGACATTGTATCAAACACAGATCAAACACTTGCCAATATTACTTTTGAAGAAAATAACGGTATAATAAGTCTGTGCGTAACTCCTGTTTCAGGATCAGTAAAAGTAAGATATTTTAGAACAGCATTAAAAGCATAAAAAAGCAGTAAAAGGGAGTCATATAAATGGCAACAGTAAATAAAAACTTTAGAATTAAAAATGGGCTTATCGTTGAAGGTGGCACCGCTACCGTTGGCGGTTTTGGTGTATTAACAAAAGCCCAAGCAGACCAAGACTACATTGTAAGTCTTATTGGTGGTACAGCGACCTCAGCTAATGAAGCTAACAAGGTTGTAAAGCGCGATGCCAATGGAAACTTTGCTGCAGGAACAATTACTGCAACATTTGTTGGTAACGTAACAGGTACTGTTTCAAGCCTTTCAAATCATGACACAGACGACCTTGCAGAAGGTTCAAACCTTTACTTTACAAATGCTCGTGCACTTTCAGCAACAGCAGCAGCATACGATGCAGCAGGATCAGCATCAGGAGCTCAATCAGCAGCAATCTCTGCAGCAGCATCAGACGCTACATCTAAGGTAGCAGCAGAAGCAGCGCTTAGAGTATCAGGCGACGCAGCTTCAGTATCAACTGCAGCAGCAGACGCTACTACAAAGGCAGATGCAGCTCAGGCAGCAGCTATTTCTGCAGCAGCATCAGACGCAACATCTAAGGCTAACGCAGCTCAAGCAGCAGCTATCTCAGCAGCAGCAACAGATGCAACAGGTAAGGCTAATGCAGCTCAAGCAGCAGCTATCTCAGCAGCAGCAGCAGATGCTACTACAAAGGCAGATGCAGCTCAGGCAGCAGCAATTGCAGCGGCAGCAACAGCAGCAGGCTCAGCACTTTCAAGTGCAATTTCAACAGAAGTTTCAAATCGTAACACAGCAATTTCAACAGCGGTAGATAACCTTGTTGCAGGAGCACCAAATTTACTTAACACACTTGATGAATTAGCAGCAGCAATTGCAGACGATGCAAACTACGCAACAACTATGACATCAGCTTTGGCGACAAAAGCTCCGCTTGCGTCTCCATCACTTACTGGTACACCTACAGCGCCAACAGCAGCAGCAGATACAAACACAACCCAGATTGCAACCACAGCGTTTGCTAAGGGTGAAGCAGATGCAGCTCAAGCAGCAGCAGAAGCAACTGCAGCAGCAGATGCAACATCTAAGGTAGCAGCAGAAGCAGCACTTAGAGTATCAGGCGACGCAGCTTCAGTATCAACTGCAGCAGCAGACGCAACATCTAAGGCTAACGCAGCTCAAGCAGCAGCTATCTCAGCAGCAGCAACAGATGCTACTACAAAGGCTAACGCAGCTCAAGCAGCAGCTATCTCAGCAGCAGCAACAGATGCAACAGGTAAGGCTAACGCAGCTCAAGCAGCAGCAGAAGCAACTGCAGCAGCAGCTAACACAGCACAGCAAAATGGAACTACAGCATTTACAGCAATTAATTACAACGATGTTGCTAAGCAAGTTGCAGCAACAACTGGAAATATTGCAGTGGCAGCAGAAACAACAGCTATCGCATGGACAGCAGTAGATTACAGAAGCGCTAAGCTTGTAGTTAAGGTAAAGAATGGTGTTCATACACAGGTGTCAGACCTAGTAATAACACTTGATACTGCAAACAACGTAGCAGTTTCTGAATATGGAATTACATATTCAAACGGAACAGAATTAGCTGCAGTAACAGCAGATTATTCTGGAACAGATGTAAGAGTTAGAGTAACACCAGCAAATGCCAACACAGAAGTTGTCGTTGTTGGAACACTAATTAAATAATTTAATAAAGGTTTCGGGGGATTCCTTAAAAATCCCCCACCAAAACACTTAGGGGATATGTGAACTTAAATGGCAACAGATAATAAGAATTTTAAAGTAAAGAATGGACTCAATGTAGCAGGTACTGCCACATTTGGGTCTAACGTCGTTTTAGGAACAACACCCCTTCGATTTGATACAGTAACAAATAAGCTACAAATTCAGCTAAATGGAGCATGGGTTCCAATAGCTTTTAATTCAGAAATTCCAGATCCAGCAGCTCAGGTTGGATTTATGGATATTGGATTAGCAATAGATTATAACGGCCAGCCAATATATACACTTCAGGCAAATGGAGTAAATCCTGGCACAACTAGCAAGTTTGTAGATGGTGGATCTCCATATTCTACAGATTCAGATGTTTCAATGGTTTTTGACTCAGGCGTCATATCTTAAATCATTAAGTGATACAATAAGCAGTATAAATAAAATATATAAGGGGTACTAAAATGGCAACAGTAAGATTACAATTAAGAAGAGGCTTAGCAGACGATTGGAATGATGCAAATCCAACATTAGCAGCTGGAGAAATTGGTATTGAAACAGATACTAACACTTTTAAATTTGGTGATGGAAACACTCCATGGAACAGCCTTGCATACGCCCTTTCAGGAACTGTAGACGACTATATTCTACTAACTACAAAAGGAGCTGCAAACGGAGTAGCATCTCTTGACTCTTCTGGATTTATTCCAGCATCTCAGCTACCCCCACTTGCAAAGGTAACCGTTAGTGCAGTCGCTAATCAAGCCGCAAGACTTGCACTTACAGCAGAAGCTGGAGATATTGCTATTCAGGCAGACAACGGAACAACATATGTTCTATCTTCTTCACCAGCAAGCACTAATGGAAACTGGAGAGAAATTTCTGCAACAGCCGCAATTTCAGCTGCAGTAGCAGCTCACGAAGCAGATACAACATCTGTTCACGGTATCGCAGACACAAGCCTTCTTGTAACAACTAATGGAACTCAAACACTTACAAATAAAACAATTACATCTCCATCTGGTCTAGTTAAGTCAGATGTAGGTCTTGCAAATGTTGATAATACTTCAGATGAAAACAAGCCAGTCTCTCTTGCAGGACTTGCAGCACTTGGCTTGAAAGCACCACTAGAGTCACCAGCTCTTACTGGAACTGCAACAGCAAATAATCTTACAATTTCTGGAAACTTGGTCGTAAATGGAACAACATCTACAATTAATTCAACAACACTTACAGTTCAAGACAAGGACATCGTTCTTGGACAAACATCATCTCCAACAGATGCTGGAGCTAACGGCGGCGGTATAGTTCTAAAAGGAACAACAGATAAATCAATTACATACAGCGTTGCTAAAAATGCTTGGGAGTCGTCAGAAAATATTAATATTCCTGGAGACAAATCAATTAAGATAAACAACATTGATGTCTTAACAGTAAGCACAGTTTTAGGAAAAACTCTTCCAGGAGTAGTTGTTGGAACAACTGAAACTCAAACCCTAACTAACAAAACAATTAATAGTCCAGTAATCGATGCACCAACATTTTCTGGAACATTCTCTCTTCCAATAACTACAAGTATTGGAAATGTTTCTGCAGATGAAATGCAAATGATAAACGGAGTTACATCAAACGTGCAGACTCAGATCGATGCTAAGGCACCATCTGCTTCTCCTACATTTACAGGAACAGTAGTTCTTCCTTCAACTACAAGTATTGGAAATGTTTCATCTGAAGAGCTAGAGCTTCTAAACGGAGTTACAGCAAACGTACAGACTCAGATCGATGCTAAGGCACCATCTGCTTCTCCTACATTCACAGGAACAGTAGTTCTTCCTTCAACTACAACTATCGGAAATATTTCTTCCCAGGAGCTAGATCTTCTAAACGGAGTTACAGCAAATGTACAGACTCAGATCGATGCTAAGGCACCATCTGAATCTCCTACATTCACAGGAACAGTAACATTGCCAAGCACAACATCAATCGGAAACCTTACTTCAACAGAGTTGGGGTATCTTGATGGAATTACATCTTCTGTGCAAACACAGATTGGCGCAGCAGCAACAGCACTTTCAAGTCACGAAGCAGATACAACAAATATTCACGGTATTGCAGACACTTCACTGCTAGCAACTACAACAAATGTTGCAACAGCTAAATCAGAAGCAATTTCCGCAGCTGGAACAGCAGCAGACACAAAGGTGTCAACTGCAGTAGCAGCACTTACAAAGTCTTCAGTAGGCCTTGCAAATGTTGACAATACATCAGATGCTAATAAGCCAGTTTCAACTGCTACTCAGACAGAGCTTGATTTAAAGGCTCCAAAAGCTTCACCAACATTTACTGGCACAGTAGTTCTTCCAGCAGTAACAGCAGGTGGAAGCATAGTTCCTACAACAGATAATACATTTGATCTAGGTTCTCCTACAAAGATGTGGAAAGATATTTACGTTGGTCCAGGATCACTTTATGTTAATGGTCAGAAGGTTCTTCAAGATGAATCAGGAGCAATCGTTGTTTCTGCTGACATTAACGAAAACCTAGGATTAAGAACAAGCGGAAGCGGTAATATTGAGTTTGATCCAACAGGAACTGGCGTTGTTAACGTCAAGGGACCTCTTGTTATGGAAGCAGGCGCAAATATTTCAAGTGCTGACGGAAATGGAATTAACTTCTCTAATACAGTACAGGTTGACTCTATTGCTAGCAAGAGCACAAACACAGACTTGTCACTATCTGGAAATGGAACAGGAAAAGTTTACCTTAATGATAATGCAGAGGTAAATGGAAACCTTGTTGTTGGTGGAAACCTAACAGTAAGCGGAACAACTACAACTGTTAACAGCGAAACAATTAGCTTAGCTGATAATATCATTGACTTAAATAGCAATTTTACTACTGGTACTCCAACAGAAAACGCAGGAATCAGAGTAATTCGTGGAGACTCTAATGCAGTTCAGGTACGTTGGAACGAAGCCACAGATAAGTGGGAGTTTACAACTAACGGAGCAGATTATTCTGTAATAGCTCCAACTGACTCACCAACATTTACTGGTACAGTAAATGGAATTACAAAGTCTATGGTAGGTCTTGCAAATGTTGACAACACATCAGATGCAAGCAAGCCAGTCTCAACAGCACAGCAAACAGCACTTGATTTAAAGCTAGCTTCTGCTACAGCTGCATCAACATATGCTCCAATAGCTAGCCCAACATTTACTGGTACAGTAACAGTTGCAGCAGCAGGAGTAGCATTTACAGATGGAACACAGACAAAACAAGGAGTTCCTTCACTTACAACAATTGGAACTGAAATTTCAGCAGCATACAACCTTTCAACTGGTGGACTTGCTCTAAGAGATCAGCTAATCCCAATTGCAGGAACACGAGAAATTACAATACCAACAAACTCAACAACAGCTTTCCCAATCGGAACCTCAATAAGCTTCTATCAGGCATCAGGAACTGGTGCAAGCTTTGCGGGGGCAGATGTATCGGTTGTAATTTTACGTACACCAGGATTAAAATTAAGAACAACACACTCATCAGCGACATTAACCAAGGTAGCAATAAATACTTGGCTTCTAGCTGGAGACTTGACTGCATAATAAACATAATGGATAGGGGTTAAAAAATGGCAAATAAAAGAATTGGTACGAGAGCATCAGCGCAGGATAATTTCCTGGAACCAAACAAGCCAATAATTGACAGCGTAACAGACGTTGGAACAGATAGGCCGTATGGTAATGGTGCCGTAACAGTAGTATTTTCTTTGCCAGCAGGTTCCCCTCCAGCAACATCTTATAGTATAACAGCAAGTACTGGACAAACAGGAACAGGATCTTCCTCTCCAATTGTTATAACAGGATTTGCATCTGGTGCAACTCCAACATTTACAATGACAGCCTCAAACGCTGCAGGAACCTCTCTTGCTTCAGATGTTAAGGGCCCAGTTACAGTTACAACAGTCCCACAGCAACCCCAATCTGCTTCAGCAACAGCTGGTGTAAATCAAAATACAATTAACTGGCAACTAGGAGCAAACGGAGGCAAGCCATTAACACGGCACAATGTTACTGGATCAGATGGATCAGCTTCTGGAAACCTATCTGGAAGTGCAACATCAACAGTAATAGCTGATACAGCAAATACTTCACAGACATACTCTGTTATAGCAAGAAATGACAACGGTCCGTCTTTGGCTTCAAATAGCACTGGAAGCGTTATGACTTTACCACCGTTCTTCCCATTCTTCCCACCGTTCTTCCCACCGTTCTTCCCATTCTTCCCACCGTTCTTCCCATTCTTCCCACCGTTCTTCCCACCGTTCTTCCCACCGTTCTTCCCACCGTTCTTCCCGTTCTTCCCACCATTCTTCCCACCGTTCTTCCCA